CTATATTTTTATTTGCAATTGTTTTCAAATTATTATCTTAATTTTTATTAAGAATGTCTTTAGCAATGTATGCAGCACCATTTGATAATGATATAAATGTAGTTAGTAAGGAGAATGATCCAATTAGCCGAAAACGCGCCTTAAATAAAACCCAAAAGCGTATGCCTTCAGCATCTCCTAAAGAAAATAATTATTCCGAAAGAGTGAATTCTGTTCTTCAGTCTATCCATAATTTGCCCGCAGAAGATGAACCATTAGCAGATTTCAATCCGCCTCCTCCCCCGGAATCGTCCGGTGTAGAACAAACCAGATTCAAGGAAAACTCACAGCCGTCTAACGGTCTTATGAGTATGTTCGTTGGTCAGCCTTCTCAAGGATCAAGTCAACAATATTTGAATGATATGGAAAATGGAAGCCGATCTAATTCAGGAGAATTAGGAAGTGGAACTGTTTCCAGCGATTTTCAAAGATTTATGCCAAATTACAGCGAAATGTACGGGAAGAGCAGCTCAAATATGCCTAACTATGGTTCATCTCCTATGTCTACTATGATGTCAGGTGATAAAAATGACTTATTGATGGAAAAGCTGAACTATATGATCAAACTTTTAGAAGAGCAACAAGATGAGCGCACTGGTAATGTAACAGAGGAATTAATTTTGTATTCTTTTTTAGGTATTTTTATTATTTTTATTGTGGATTCTTTTGCGCGTGTAGGAAAATATGTCCGCTAATATTATAGATGAGCGCAACAGCACAAGAAAGTAGTAGTAGCAGTGACGTTGAAGTAGAACTTGAACGTGGAACGTTGACTGAAAGACCTGCTGAATTAGTGTTAGCAGATCCTAAAAAAGTTGCATCAATGTCTACATCAGAATTCATGGCTTTGAATAAAGAAATTCAAGATAGACAATCTCAAATAGAAGCAGAACAAGAGAGAAGAAGAAGAGCGAAACAAGAAAGGGGTTCTAAACCTGAAGTAAGGGATAATATGCCTTCAGCAGCACAACAATTAGTCAAAGATGCAGAAATTAAGGCTACGAAAAAACAACAAAGAGAACTTCTAACAGATTTAGCTAAAGTTCTAGGTAAAAAAAAATTAGGTCCTGTCACTAGTTCAAAACATGACATTAATGAACTTCAATCTGCATTATTAGAAGGTAAAATAGAAGAGTTGGGTAGAGAAATAGATAGAAAAGGCCGTGGTCATAAAAAGAGAACGTATAAAAGACATAGACAGCATAAAAAGAAAAGCCTCAAAATGAGAAGAAAGACTACAAAGAAAGTGAAACATCATAAAAATATTCACAAATCTAAATCTAGACGCGTGAAAAAATAAGAAAATAATATTACAAAAATTAATAATATTATTTTATAATATATGTCCTTCTTTAGAACGCAAAAAAGAGGTGCTCTTACCTACTGGCGAAAACCAGAAATTGAAATTTTAGATAAAAAAGATTTAGATACTCCTCCAAAATATAAAATTATTGAAAATTACATTCCCAAATATCCAATAAATGAAGGCGTTATTGGGAAACCCATTGAGGGTACTCTTGCCCGTGGTCTCAAGAAAAGATCTAAAACTAGAAAACATAATAAAAAGCACAAGACACATAAGAACCATAAAAAATCTAGGAAGGGAAACAAGAAATCCAAAACATATAAGAGAAAGCACCATTAATTCACAATAAAAACTTTAGAACAATGAAATGTTGAGTACGCAAAGTTATAGAAAAAATAAGCGCAAGGACAAACCACACTAGGAGTAGTGCGTTTTTTTAAGTTCTCTATAATGGCATTATTATGTGAAATATCTTCAACCACTGCAAATCGCAGTGTCTTAGAGTCAGCACATATTTTCCATAATGCCACCTTGTATCCGTGTACAAATATTTCATTGTCCAAATCTGCAGCCTTCACAGAAGAAATACAGCATAATCCCTCAATACCTTCTTCCACAAATGTATTCGTCTTCCTATAGAAATAAACACATTGCACTTGATCAGCAAAAAGAACCATATAAACATAAATATTTTTGGTTTTAATCAGCTCCAACAAATTTGCAGGACTTGTCGTTATCTCAATATCAAATGTTTTTGCAGAACTTTGATCCTTCAAGAAATCCATCAAGTAGTGCATATTATTGGGTCCACATTCTATTAAACTGTAATTAGCAGTCAAATCATTTGGTTGAACCCACCCATTCATTGGAAACCCATATGTAGTATATATACACAATGGAACAATTCCTGTGAGCTCACCTTCGCGCTTGAAAATACTAACTTGGATATTCTGGTTCAAGTGTCTGGCATTGTATTCGTGAGTTTGAATAACCTGAGGTGCGATGCCACTTTTCCGACTTCCACTATCTACACATAAGTAATCAATGTAATATGCATCAAAAAATCCAGCCTTCTTGGACGTATATGTTTTATGGATTACTATTTGAACAGGACGTCCAGTCATAACCGACTTAATTTTCTTATCTTCCACAATAGTGCCTTTTTTTGAGTCCATTAATAACTCGTCATCATTATAAAAAGTGAAGAAACAAGGATGATTATGTCCTTCAAAATAAGGTGCAATAGACTCCTTAGTCGGTATAAATTTGTTTTCCTTATTTTGCAAATAATGTGCTTGGATAAAATGAAGGAACTTGGTGAATTGAACCTCTGGTAAATTCTTGCCATATGTTAGAGTTTCAATCTGCTTAAAATTTGTGTATTTATTTTTAGGTGGCAATTCATTCATTATTACGCCATTTCCCCAAAAATAGTATTTGATATCGTATGCGTGGAAAACGGGTTGTTCTGCCCAGAATTTGAACTTTACTTTGACATAAGCTAAAAAAACCAGAATAATAATAACAACTGTTAATAACAAATATAATAAGGCGTGATACCAATACATAATATAATCCACCTTTAAAAAGATCAGGTCAAAACGCATATCCATTTTTTAATTATTCAAAACTTCATAATAATAATGAGTTATTTTTGTTTTTCTAAAGAAATGTCTTTTATATTTTTTAATTCTTTTTTTCTATTTTTCTATTTTTTCTAATGCATATTTCCCGCAAGGATCGCAATGATCTTCGTTTGATAAATCTATTTTATTGTTTATTTGTTTATTGCAATTTTCTATTCTCTATCTACCAATAGGTTTATGTATCTGTTTGGAATTAAATTTTTAATAATAGTTATTATTTATTTCATAATATATAATAATTATTGTATCTAAGTATTTTTATATAAAAATAGAATTTTAAAATGAGAAAATTATAAAAACTTGAAATATAATTAGCTAACGAATAAAATAATGAAAAGATGGATACCATTTATTGCAAGTTCTTACATAAAAAAATAGGGAAGTCACCAAAATCCCTCCACCAAAAATACCATAACCAAAAATACTACTAACAATACATAAAGGGATTGAAATATATACAAAATTTCTTTTATAATAAATATCTAACAAAATTCCGTTGAATGCCATATTACCAACATTTGAAGTAATAATTAACCCTTCTTCAACTGCAGAAGGTATTAATAATGAAAGAGTGAAACATAATTGTTTATTGTTCATTATATAAATAAACAATAATTATCTTTATACTATATTATTATTGATTTAGTCGGCGTTCTGATAATAACCTAAGAGTCTTTTGGTATTGTTATTGAGAGAAATACAAATAACTCCTGCAACGCCCAATAAAATACCAATTATCCCAATAGCTTCTAATTTTTCACTCAAAAACAAATAAGAAACAATTAGAGTAAAGACTGGTGAAGAATAGATCAACGCTGATATAATTGACGACTCATTGTCTTTTAAAATGTAAAAATAAATAACATTTGTTAAAAATGCTGTAAAAATAGAAGTGCAAATAATGACTGTTAAATCTTTGCCATTCATTTTTTTTATGTCTTTTATAATAATGTCTTGATTTTTTATAATAAAAAATGTAATAAAAACCGCAACAAAATAAATAAAACTTGATAGTAACATAATAGTACTACCATTAAACTTATGTAATAAATATTTGTAAATAACAGGTTGCATTCCCCATAAAAAAGAAATCACTAGTGCCAAAATAATATAGAATGGAATGATCATATATTATTTCAAGATAATTAATCCGATCCACCTTTTAGAAAGGTGGAGCCAAATGGAATAAAATGGAATAAAATAGAATGAATTATTTGAGCATAGCTCCCGAATTAAGCGGGGGAGGCTTATTTATTCAGGCTTCTGGAATACATACAAATATTGATATTCATAACCAGATTTGATCAAATCAATCTTACCCAACACTATAAACCCACAATCCTTTGCCAAGTTAATAATCTTGGACTCAGGTTCCATATAAAAGCGATGCTCTTGTTTTCGGAATATCTTACCACTATCTTTGCTCTTGAAGCTCTCTACAAATTTGGCAGACATTGTATTATTATCTTGTTCCCAGTTGGCGCTGTATTTGAAGTCATCAAATACAACATTACTTGTTGTAATGCGATCACGAGCATAACGCTGAGGTGACAACATTAAAAGTGGGTTTGCCGGTGGAATAATTGGATCAAACATATCAGGATCCACTACGTGCACTACTAAATAACCGCCAGGCATCAACCACTTCATCACATTATTGAAAAATACCATCTTGTCTTTGAAATAATAAATGGTGAAATACATACAAATAATATGCGTGAAACTACCAGGCTGGAATTCCATCGCATTCATTGCATCACCTTTGACAAAATCGTAGTCAGGGTAATTTTCTTTTGCCTTTGCGATCATAGCTGTTGAATTGTCCATACCAACTGTTTTATAACCGCGATGATTAAACCCAGCAACGTGGTTCCCGGTTCCACAACCAATATCCAATATAATGCTCTCACTTGTTGGTGTAGTTTCATTCACAATTTGTCCAATTTCGTATTCATTCTTGACATTATTATATACCAAGTAGTCATAAATATTTGCATAAAAGTCATCATATAGTTGAATGCTGTCCTTGAAAATAAAATCCTTGGATTCTTGGAAGCCTTCTCGCTTCTTATATAAGGATACAAAGATCATTACAATCACAATAATTACAATTACTTTTCCCCAGTTACTCATTTTATTATAGAGATTTGTAATAGATTTGAGTGATTTCAGAATGGTTTTCATATATATGTTGTTCTTATTATTTTTTTGTATATTTTTTAATTATATATATCGGATATGACAGATTGTGAAATTAATGATATTAGAGAACAAAGAGATTTCAAAGGTATTACCTTTTCTGAATTCAAAAAAACCGATGCTAAAAAAGAATTACTAAATAACTTGGTAAAGTCTAAAATAGAACCCGCTTGTTATTGGAGCGCTGAATTCATATGTTCAGGTCATTTTAGCGATTTATGGGAGATTATCCTCTTCTTTTATAGCAAGTACATACATCTAGGCAATCCTAAACTGGCTATTTATTTGGAAATGCGAATTCAGAGTTTCAAAGAGATTATTACCAACGGCTATAATGGTCACGAAATCAAAATGCGTAATAACGATAAAATCCGCCGTCTCTTTTGTGAGATAATTTGCATTCTTTGTTATGCAAAACGTAAACACAGTTTTGATGAGATAAAGGTTAAAAAAAATGAATTTGAAATGACTCAAATTGCGGATATGTTAAAAGCTCCCAATGTTTCTTATGGAGAAGAAATTATTGTAAGCGAAGATCCTAAAGAGCTCTTTATTGCTGTCAATGAATTTGCATACCATTTGTCCAAAGATGTTAAGAATACAATTGATGCTTGTTATTGGGTGGAATGGATTTTAGAATACGAGAGCATATGTAAAGCCAAAAAGGAAAAATGTAAATGTGGGCGTCGCCAAAAAATGCCAGTGAATCCCAAAGATCAGATGGATCTAGTTTGGTTAATATGGGATGCTCTTCTACAAAGTGCTTCCAATGCGAGTCCGTTTATTCAAAAGCTAATGAATAGTCTTCTCTCTTTATTCACTCTTAAATACAGTAATGGTTGTGGAAAAAGACGAAGATATTTGATTTATTTCGCTATTAGCATATTGACTGAGAATGTTAACCAAAATGAAGACCTTTTGAAAGAAAAGGAAGCTGTAGGTACAATTGTCAAGAAAATAGATGGAATTTATAAGCAAATCAAGAAAAATGAACATTCTCCAAATACAGATTATTTATTCAAGAATGGAGGAAAATCCAATTTAGACAAAACAATTGACAAATTGGAAAAAATGAATGCTTTTGGCCAGACTTTTATGCCAACTATTTAGAGATAAATTATAAGAGAAGAGAGAAAGAGAAAAATCTATAGTAAATATATAATGGCTACTACTCGTTCAAAGAGCTCTGCTGCTAAGACTATTAAGAAAATTTACAGACAACGCGTTAAGGCATCCAGGTGCCGTGGACGCAGAGGACGTATTTGCAACAAGACTGAAGGTTGCAAGTATGCAACTGGAATGAAGCGCAGTTTTTGCCGCAAGAGCAAGAACCGTAATGTTTAAATATTAAATCCAAAAGAACAAAATATAATAAAATTGAACAAACTTTATTATAAAAACAATCAAACTATATTAAGTATTGTGTCAAAATGATTCAAAATCACGTTTCTTGGAACCCTTTATTTGAACAGTATTCTTTTGAATTAGACCCTTTATATGCAAGTTCACAATTGTGTCCATCAAAGCAAATCTACCCTCCAAAACATCAAGTCTTTCGTGTGTTTGAGTTAGACCTCAACAAAATCAAAGTTGTAATTCTTGGCCAAGACCCATACCACAGTCCTGGTCAAGCTCACGGACTCAGTTTCTCGGTCCCATCTGGCCAAAAAGTCCCACCCAGTTTGCGCAATATTTTCAAAGAACTCAATGCCTGTTTTCCTGATCGCAATTATGATTTCACCAATGGGAATCTGGAACGCTGGTTCAAAGAAGAAGGTATCTTCCTTCTCAACTGTTTTCTCACTGTTGAAGATGGCAAACCTGGATCTCATATGAAAATATGGGAAGACTTCACCAATGATGTAATCCACTATATTAGCATTAAAAATCCAAATTGTGTGTTCTTACTCTTAGGTAAATTTGCCCAGTCCAAAATGCAGTGGATAAGCAACCAGACCAAAATAGTTTGCGCACCACATCCGTCACCTTTAGCACGAGGATTTTGCGGTTCTAATTGCTTCTCACAAGTTGAGAGCATATTAGGTCACACAATTAACTGGAACATTTGAATATATTAGAGCATAAATCGTAGAAAGCGCTTAGTTACAAGCCTCGGGTTCCCCACCCATATCAATAATTTTTTTGTTAGCTTTTATCAAGCAAGTTTTGAGTTTACCTTCTTCCATATTAGGAGCACCGACTTCTGATGCACCTGCTTTACCAGTTTTTGAACTAATGCCCCAATATACAGCATAAGCAGGGAGAGTCACATCTTCATAAGAGTAAGGACATCTATTTGAACAAGGATTACAAGGACTTTGTAAAAATTTAAACCCAGGTATTTTTTCAATTTCTTTGTAGTCTGTAATTTCTTCTGGAGCACTTTTACCATCTGTAGCAATATATGGTTTATTTCCAATACCACATTGAAAAGATTTATCACCTAACTTAAGTTTTGTTTGAACGGCATTTACTAAAAATTTTGGTTGACCTTTTAAATCTTCTGGATTTCCTGCATTTTGACCATTCACTAAAGGCGCAATATTCCAATTAAATAATAAATTAGAATTTGGTAAATTATTAATTGGACTTTTAAAAAGATCATCGCTAGCCTTTTGTTGTTCTTCTTCTGATTTATCCTTCATAGTTTCACCAACAACTTTTTTTATATTGGAGATTGTATATTCATTAACAGGCCATCTTCCAGTTTCTATAAATATTTTGGCTTCTTCTTCCGAACCAAATTTTTGAAAATCTTTTAAAACTGCATCATCTATTGCTGAATTAGGCATTACTTCTTTATATTTTATCTTGAAAGCATCTATTGTTTCTTGCGACCATTGATTGTCTTCTGGAAGCATTTTGAAATATTTGAATTTTTCCATTAATTCTTTTTTTGTATCATCCGAGTTTGGTTTTGTCAACATAATATCACTTGTGCTTTCATTATCCATCCCTTCCCTTCTTGGCGCAGTTAAAATTGCTGAAGCAAAAATGAATATTGCTAAAACTAGTAACCATTTGAATATACTTTGGATGCAAATTTTCATTGTCTTAATATAAAACAATATATTTTTGTTTATCTATATTATAATGGTTAAAAATGCGAAGACTACAAGAAGACATATGAAAAAAGGTGGAACAAGAAAAGTCCGTGGAATTCCTCAAAAATTTGAACAACAAATTGTTATCAAGTTTCTCACAATGTTAAACACAGTGAAATTGTTCCATTGGAAAACCCATAGCTATTCCACGCACAAAGCAACCGATGAGCTTTATAGTAATCTAAATGAGCATATTGACAAATTTATTGAAGTCCTTTTGGGAAAGACTGGAGATAGAGTGAATCTTACTGGAACAAGATCTATTGCACTCAAAGATTATACTTCTGTAGAGCAGTTTAAGAGAGAAATCATTGAATACAAAAGTTATTTAGTAAGTTTGAATGGCAATCCTGCACTCAAATCAATGTCCAATAGCGACTTGTATAACATTCGCGACGAGATCTTAGGCGATTTGAACCAATTCTTGTATTTACTTACCTTTAATAAATAAACACACAACTTGTTACCTTGGTGTGCGAATTATCATAAAAATTTAATATATTTATTTTTATTATAAATGAATCCATCTGCGAATCCTTCAAATAATTCAATATTTAGTTCTTTTGGGTCGTCTTCAGCAAAAGTAGATAGTGCTGATATTTTTGGTAATGCGAGTTCTGCTCCTGCTCCTGCTTCTGCTCCTGGACTAGGATCTGCTTTTGCTTCTGCATCTACAACTAGCACAAGCGTAGGCAGTTTCTTTAGTAGTATTAGTTGGACAACGTGGGCCATTATTATACTGGTTTTGGCCTTCCTTGGATTCAACATTTTCATTTATTTAGCAAAAGGCACACAAATATTTGCACAATTATCAGCTTATTTGGCATCTGTTATTGGAACAGGAGCTGCCGAAACAACTAAACAAGTGACAAATGTTGCTGCTACTGGTACCAAGGCAGCGACAGATATTGCTGCTGGAACGGTTAATACTACAGTCAATGTTGCACAAGATACAGCGTCAGCTGTTAAGAATTCCAATTATACTGAACAACAACAGCTTAATATGAGCTTGAACCAGGCCAATAAGGCACAAGAAGAAGGAGAAGGCGAAGATGGAGAGGGTGAACCTGGATACAAAGCAGATGAATCTGGATCAAGCATTCAATCCAGTAAAAGTGGAGGTAAAGCAGGGTGGTGTTATATTGGAGAAGACCGTGGATTCCGCAGCTGTATTAAAGTGGGTGAAAATGATCAGTGTATGTCTGGAGATATTTTCCCTAGTCAAGAGATCTGTATGTACCCTGAACTCAGACCTTAAAATCTGATATCTTAAAGTATTAGTTATTATAATAATTTAAATTTACAGTTAATTTATTATATGGAGAAAATATTCATTCAAATCGCTTCTTATAGAGATCCAGAATTATTACCAACAATTCGTCATTGTATAAAAAAAGCCAAAAATCCAGAGTTATTAACATTTGGAATTTGTTGGCAACATTCAATTGAAGATAAATGGGATAACTTGGATGAATTTAAAGACCTACCTAATTTTAAAATTATAGATGTAGATTGGAAAGAAAGTTTAGGGCTAGGATGGGCTAGGAGTCATATACAAAAATTATGGAATGGAGAAAAATATACACTTCAGATAGACTCTCATCATCGTTTTTTGCAAAATTGGGATGAAGAGTTAATAATAATGTTAAATAAAACAGGTAGTCCAAAACCTATTTTAACTGCATATGCAGGTTGTTATGAACCTTTAAGTGATGATGAAAATGGAAAGATTATAACTAATTGGCCAGGTAAAATGGTAGGAAAAAAATTTTCAATTTCTGGAACAATACCATTTACATCAGAGTATATTGATAACTGGCAAAATCTTACAAGTCCAATACCTGCAAGATTTGTAAGCGGTCATTTTTTTTTCACACTTGGAATTCATTGCAAAGAATATAAATACGATCCAAATATTTATTTTGCAGGGGATGAAATAAGTTTATCTATTCGTTCATACACGATTGGTTACGATTTGTTTCATCCAAATAAAATAGTATTATGGCATCATTATACAAGAGAAGGAAGAAAGAAACATTGGGATGATTTTAATACTGAAAATAAAAATAAAAATATAGTCGTTGAAACCTGGTCAAATTTGAATGAACAATCATTGAAACGTCTTAGACATTTATTAAAAGAAGAAGATAATAATATTGATTTGAAAGAATATGGTTTGGGAAATGTAAGATCTCATCATGATTATGAAGTTTATGCAGGAATTAATTTTAAATTGCAAAAATTACATCCAGATACTGTAAAAGGACTGAATCCACCAGTTTTTTATGCAGAAGATTTTGATTGGGATAAACTTAATTTAAAAAAATATAATTATGAATTTCAGGTTCCAGAATATGAAAATTTGCAATTTTTGTATCTTGGATTTCAAGATAATTCTGGAAAAGAACTTTATAGATTTGATATAGTAGATTTTTCAAAGAAAACGATAAATGTGAATTTTGAATCAGCAACTATACCATATAAATACATATGGTGGCCTTATCATAATGGAATCGGTTGGGGACAAAAAACAGATATAATTTTATAATTTCTACTTTCCATAAATATTTTTACATATTAATTCCATTATTACTATGTCATTGTTTCTATTTAGATGACGATTTCTATAAAATACAAATTTGTTGTTTTTACAAACTTCGTTAATTTCGTTAATTTCGTTAATTTCATTTATTTTTTGAATTTTACTATAATAAACATTTGTTATATATTTTTTACCATTTTCAAATGCTTCTTTTTTATATTTTGTAATAAATAACCCAATAGAAACATCATCAACAATATCTTTTCGGATAATATCTTTGTTTTTTAATAAAAAATATACAATATCTTTTGATAATATAATACTCATTCCTCCCATAAAATTTGTTCCAAATAAAGAATTATCAATTATTCCTGATGATTCGTCAATCCATTGCAAAGAATTAAAAAATTCTGCACCAGTATACATATTTTCCCTCGGAATAGTATCTAAATGATTTAATAATTTTGGAATATCAATAATAGTAGATATATTAGAACGTATTAAAAAATCATAATTATCATTTTTAAATAATTGCTCTAATGAAACTATTGTTTTATGTAAAATATTCATTTTAGTTTCTTGTCCTTTTACATAAATAATATCTTCTTCAATCATTGATTCTTGTTCTTGATTTTCTCTCATTTGTATAAAATAACAATCCGCAAAATCTTTAAAATTGTGAATATATTTTTTTTGTATATTCAACATTTTATCATAAATTGGATCAGTTGAGTATATAAATAATATCAATATTTTCATATTATTTATATATATTTATAGTAAAATTATTTCAATATTATTTATTTAAAAAATCAATTATGATTTGATGATACACTTCCAAAAAATGTCATTTGTTCTGCATTTTGATCAGGAACTGGTGTTATATCAGTCCTATAAATCCAAACCATCACACCTGCTTGTTGAAACCATTGTTGTAATAATCCATTCTGCGTTGGAGTATATAATGTTTGATTTTGATTTTTCATTGAATTTATAATATTTGTCCAATCAGTCCATGTTATAGGTGGGACAGGTGAAGTTGCATCTACTGCTTTTCCAACTAGTATTTTACTCAATGGACAAGTTATATTAGAATATGTGCCATCTGTACTATCACTATATATTTGTAAAACTGCTGCATTAAATCCAACTCCACTTATTTGGTCGTTAATAAATATTTGAGACTCATTAGAGTAATAATATACTCCGAGGTAACTTCCTTGATTATAATATTGCCAGTTGTAATAATCAATGTATTGTCCAAAACTTGATTCTACAGTTTTATATAGACTTGGATAATTATATGAATTCCAATATGGCGTTTGTGGGGCGTGACTAACAATTAAATTAGAATCATTTGTTTTAATATTTTGTGATAAATAACCCAAGTAATTAATAATATCTAAAGTATTCGGATAAGTGCTAATATCTGGAATCCATTCAATATCAAAATCTATACCATCAATCAAATTGTTATTTATTATAATATATAAGTCATTTGCCATTGCTTGTGCACTATCTTGTATTGTTTCATATTGACCGCCATAAGTTGTTAGACGATATTTTGATTCTGTATAAGTCCAAGCCAAACTGAAATCTCTTTTAGGATTATCTACGTATTGAAAACTAGTAGCTCCTCCAAAACTAACAATTAATTTCATCCCATAATTAGATAGCAGTGATTTTATGGTTTGTTTTTGTTCCGGAGTAAAAGATGCCCAATATGAAAGAGTGTCTACCTGAGCTAATGCTGTCCAATTAGGTTGCGCTCCTAGGTAACTTGCACCGTATGTTATAAACTCCAAAATAATCTCTGTAACTCCATTAGTATTAGCTAATTCAATATAGCTTTGAAAACTATTAACATCAAAATAATAACCTACAAAATTTGTTTGTTTCCAAGTGCCAGTTACAGGAGTTGGTGTTGGTGTTGGAGTTGGTGTTGGAGTTGGTGTTGGTGTAGGAGTTGGTGTTGGAGTTGGAGTTGGTGTAGGCGTTGGAGTAGGCGTTGGAGTAGGTGTAGGAGTTGGTGTTGGTGTAGGTGTAGGAGTTGGTGTAGGTGTAGGAGTTGGTGTTGGTGTTGGTGTTGGATTTATAATTTGACTGCTATTGAAATAAATAGGATATGTTGTTACCAAAATGCTAGTATCTGAACCAATAAATCCCCAGTAAGACCCTAGAGTTCCTGTAAAACCAGTTGTATCTGTATTGCTATATATACCACCCTTTGTAACAACTTTTGTAATTTGTGGTGCAGTTATTAAATTATTTCCATTATAAGCCCCCCAGTAATCGTTTGATTGATCAATAGTAGGATTGTCAATATTTGGATTAAGTAAAAGTTTTTGAACAAATATAGTCTCTGAAGTGGTGTAAATATAAGGATCACTTATTGTATCACCTGTTGTAGGAGTAACAAGATACCAATTATTTATAGGTGTAGGAGTTGGAGTTGGAGTAGGAGTTGGCGTAGGAGTAGGAGTAGGAGTTGGCGTAGGAGTAGGAGTTGGCGTAGGAGTTGGAGTAGGAGTAGGAGTTGGAGTTGGCGTAGGAGTAGGAGTAGGAGTAGGAGTTGGCGTAGGAGTAGGAGTTGGCGTAGGAGTTGGAGTAGGAGTAGGAGTTGGAGTTGGAGTAGGAGTTGGTGTTGGCGTAGGAGTTGGAGTAGGAGTAGGAGTTGGTGTTGGCGTAGGAGTAGGAGTAGGAGTTGGTGTTGGAGTAGGAGTTGGCGTAGGAGTAGGAGTTGGAGTTGGTTGAGGCGGTACAGGAGCTGTTTCACACAGATTAGTCCCCCATAATTTATTATTAACTGGCCACTTTTCTCCAGCCGTTCCATAATTCAAATTTTGGCGAGGATAATATGTTTCATCTCCATCATTCCAGCATAAAAGTTGCGACTCACCTGGCACATCTGCAGCAGTTGTTGGGGTACATTCCACAATACCACTAAGTTCCTTGATAATATCTCCATTACAAATATTTTCTATTTGACTGCATATTAGGGTACCACCGTCAGGGATAACAAGAACCTGATCTGGTACAACAGGCTCTTCATAAGGCGGCATAACCTTCCCACTTTCACCAGCAGGTGGTTCTTCTGGAGGAGGTATAATTGGCGGTTCTTCCGTGCCTGGAGTTACTGTTGCAGTGTCTGGCAATACATTATATTGCGGTGTAACAGGCAATGGTAAACATAAGGTCTGATTATTGCCTGTAGCCCCAGGATTCAAAGGAATAGTAGCATAATTAATACGGCGTAAGCTCTGGGTATTTGGATTACTATAAGTCTCCGATTGAGTGGCCCAAGTGGTTGTCCTATTTGTCCACATTCCACGTGCAATTTGCGCATATCTTTGCTGTTTTGTTAAATTGGAACTATTGCCCTTGTATTGAAGAACATTACCTTTTTTATAGACTTGAACCAAATATGCCGCTTCAGCAATAGTAACAGTTTTATTTATAAGAGGAACATATATGAGTGAGTTTGGGTTGGCATCAGTAGGTAATACATATGCACATTGATTTTCAAACCGATTCCACTCTCTTGGAGGATTTGGTATACAATTATTAGATGTTCCATTTCCTAAGCATGACATATATTACTTATTTATAAAAATATATGTCAAATTTACTCCAAATATATACCAGACCAGACCAAGCCAGGCCAGACCAAGCCAGACCAGACCAAGCCAGGCCAGACCAAGCCAGACCAGCTATACTATCTAATTATAATATTGAGCCTTGTATGAATTGTAATGACCTGCTGGAGGCACATAATAAGCCTTTTGCACAGGCTGTTTATAAACAACAGTTGTTGTAGTTTTTGTGGTCTCTACAGGAGTTGCACTAACGAAAGTAATATTACGCAATATAATAATTAATAGAATGATTCCCGCTCCGATCATAAATGATTTCTTTTTATCCATTATAAATTATGTTATGAAAATAATATTTTGTTAGATTTTCTCTCTAACTACCGTAAAAGAACCAACGCAATGACAAGTAGTTGGTGTTGTTAGAAGTCATCGCATCATTTCCAGTCATTGTTCTATTAGGCCCCTTCTTAACCATCTTCTGTATTTCATTTGTTCCTAAAGCATAATTGTAATACCATAAATTGGAAATATATCCGGAAAATCCACCATTCGCTGCAACATAAACATCTCCATAGTTTTGCTTAGGTACGCCAAGTAATTTAGTGCTCTTTGTAATGGTACCATTGACGTAAACATCCAATGTCTCACCCTTGCAACGGATAATCACATTGATCCACTTGTTCAAAGGTATATTTGCCACTTTAATTTCTTGATTAATAACATCAAATGTGTTCATAACAACAGTCAATTCATTTGTGTTCGGAGAAAGATATAGACCAGGGGCATTATTGGGGAAATTTGCACCTATTCCGATGGCACCAGAACCTCCAATAGAGTCGTTACCCTTATGGAAAATATGGCGATATTGAGATGAGTTATAATTTAAATCATCAATGAAAATCCATACAGACCAAGTGAATTCAATACCTTCTGGCGTATTTACAGATCGTAATACTGTTCGTGATCCCTCCATAGAAGGATCTTGAGGTATTACCATTCTCTGCTTAGCATCTACCATCCCATCAAATAAATGTACATTTCCTCCAGCAGTCCCAAACCATACCAAAAACGCAATGGACAACTGTAACATTATTACAAATACGAAGACTGCTAATAAAAGGAAGGATACCTTTGCAACTAAACTATTAGAACTCATAAAGTCACTAAAGCCGCCTCCTCCTCCAGAACCATAACCTCTTCCGTAACTACTATAACCTTGACCCATTCCATAACCAGAAGTGGATCCAGAACCTAGACCCATTCCCATTGATGAATTATTTCCTTGCCTTTGACTAAACATATATATATATTATAAGAAAAAGGTTATTATTTAAATTGTGAAACTGTTTGACTCGGCTCCATTTTCCATAAAAGATACCTTAATCTGGTATTTTCCGAAAATGCTAGACAACCATCCTTCACCATAACCCTTCTGGTAAATGTTCCAAGCTCCTTGAGGATCCATTGAATAAGGATAATATTGGAATTTTGCGGTCCATCCAGCAAAACCACCCTTAGGAGTCACATAAACACTCGCATCTTGACTAACTGCTGCAATTCCAGGCATAACACAAGTCTTCACTAGCTTACCATCCATATATACATCCAATGTTTGACCATAGACACTAATCAATATGTTTACCCACTTTTGAATAGGAACATTTGCTACAGTGCAAGTATGAACACACATATCATTTGGCAATGGAATATCTTGGCTTGTTTGCTCAGCTGATGTGCATCCACTCAATGTTAAACTAACAATTAAATTATTCTCAATTGGTCCTAAAGCAACCATAGGGCAAGGTCTATCTCCAGTACCTGTAGATCCACTTACATTACCCATACGACCAAATATGACTTTTGGTTCACCATATTTGTATGCCCAATCATCTATATTCACCCAAATAGAATAGGCAAAATTGGTTTGATTAGGATTTGAACTATCTGTTGCTAAACTGGATGCTTCAATCGTTTGCATTGTTGTACCGCTTGTTACTCCAGATAATGTATTTACATCATTCACAATATATCTTACTGCAATATACAATAATACAATTATAGCAATAATTAGTAGAACACTTCCAATATTCATAATATAATATAATGATAGAATTTTTCTAAAATACTATCATTATTTGTTTCTAGAGTTGTTTATATATTTCTCTCTTTTTCTTTTTCTTTTTCTTTTTCTTTCTCTTTTTCTTTTTCTTTCTCTTTTTCTTTCTCTTTCTCTTTCTCTTTCTCTAATTATAAATATCGTGATTTGCGTTAAAATACCATCTTAAAGATAAAAAGTCTTGGCTTCCAGCTGCAGTTGAAGCTGCCATCTCACTGGGCGTTTTCTGACCTTCTTCTGGAGGTGTATCGCTTGATCCTGATGGAAGATCTTCCATAATGGTTGAGTCTCCTAATATATTACCTGCTCCGAGTCCAACGTTTACATCTAATGGTATAATTTTATTATCATATGCGAGTGCAGGAGGTGAGTAATCTTTTACAGATTTATATAAATAATTTATTTGGAAAATGTTTAATGATGTTTTAAAATAATTCACGTTACATATTTGACCATATAAACCTTCATCTTGACCAAGAACTAAATTATCATAATTTATGTATGCTGGATCTTCTGTCGTCGTTGTCGTTGTCGTTGTTGTTGTTGTTGTTGCACTATCTGTAGTAGTTGTCGTGGTTTGAGGCATTGTATTATTATAATAAGGTATAACACCAATAACAGATTTCACTAATTCGCCATCATAAAAGATATCAAGTGTTCCGCCATTATAGTTGAGGATAATATTGTTCCATTTTTGCAGCTTTACATTTTCTAATTCATATAAAATAAGGTTTCCATTTGTATCCAATTTTTTTCTAGGTAAATCAGGGGAGTATGTATTTGCATTATTATTTTCACTAATTCCTGGACCAATATACATTGTCACTCTTAATGTATTCAACGATGCATTATAACTTACCTTAGGTTTTCCACCATAATCCAAAATATTTGTAAATCTTTCATAGGAACTTCTTGTTCCAGGATTTGCACTATCTAAATAAAACCAAAAGGACAATGCATATTGATAACTGTGGTCATCTACGCTATTATTTAGTTGATAATAAGATCCAAGATATGTAGCATTTTTTATTTCAATTGGACGATTCACTAATATTTTACCGCCTTGTTGTGATAAATTTTTCAAAAATGATGGGGCAACAAAATAACCTACAAAAAGTAAAATGCTAAATCCCAAAACTCCATAGTATATTGGAGGAGTAGGAGCAGTGACAGATTTTTTGATGTTGGAAATGCCAGAAGCAACCCCACTTGTAACTGAGGTTGTTAATTTATTTTTCGGGATTGAATGAGTAATACGATCAATTAATGCTACTAGTATACAAGGAATATAAAAAATCGCATTAAAAATAAGCTGAAAGAGTGGACTATCTTTGTATACTGATGTTGTTATTACTAATTTATAAATCAATACCAACATTATCAAAATTACAATCGTGTATATAATGATATTACCAATGTTTGTTGTTGATAATGCGTTTTGGTATAAAACTAATACCCAATAAAGAATGGTTGCAATTGCAACAAAACCTATTAGAACAAAGAATAAATATTTTGTAACTGTTTTGTAGTTTTCGTTATTGTTTATCATTTTTCCAATAAAGGATGGATCAGTAGTTTTGAATATAAATAGACTTTTTACAAATGAAATAATCAAAAAAATGAAAAAAACTATGGTAAGTATAATGACTCCTGTATTTTTTATTGTTTTAACTCCCAAAAAGTCTCCATTTGATAATATTGGTACCAAAAATGATAGAGAAATAATAAGAAGTATTACATCAAATGTAAGGAATGGATTAATTTTCATCCAAAATGGTTTATCTTCTTCCGCTTTTTTTTCAGCCTCATCTTCTTTTTCAGGGTCTTTTGTAAAGAATATATTTCTTAAATAAACAATTGACATTATTAATAGCGCTACAGAGTATATGATTCCAACCCAAAAATATTTTTTAATAAAACCCCCTGGATTATTAACATATAAGACTGTCATAAATGTGATAATTGCAAAAAAGATGAGTGCATAATTGATTCTTGCTAAATGAATAAAATCCATTGGAGATCCTTGGGTTTGGTTATTTGTAGCACCTTGGTTATTTGAAGAATCTTGTAATTTTGAAATAAATGTTGTATAAATTAATACTAATCCAATAGGTATTATAATAGGTAAAATAATATATGCATAACTATTAACATAATCTTTGGGTATCATATAAAACATTATTATCAGTCCAAATATGAAAACAAATAACCAAATTATATTTTTAAAAGAGCTCAGCGATTTGAAAATTGGTTGAATCGCTTTCATAAATAAGTTTGCATATTCAACAAGCTTTGACACGAAACCGTAAGTTGCTGTCCTTGCGCCTGGAGACATAAACATTGCAATAAGGAAAATAACAACAACTATGCAAAGTAAAACCAATCCAACAATCATTAATATTTTTTTTGTGTCATCATCTATATTTATTTTAAAAGAACTGGAATGAACTATCATATTTATGATAACAAGTAAAATAATGGATATAATTGTTGTAACTGCATACGTTACTGTACTACTCATATTGCTAATTATATTTTTACTTATTGTATTGTTACTAGATTTCACATCCATAATATATTAATATACTATAATACAATATATTTCAAAATAATTCTTGGGTTTTCTGTTTCTGTTTCTGTTTCTGTTTCTGTTTCTAGATTCTTATCTATTTCATATTTTCTAGAGCAGTTTTCTCTCCGTGACATTCCCTACATAATGCCACTAAATTATTTACTTCATTTGTTCCACCATATTCAAGTCTCATTTTGTGATCCACTTCAAACCAAGCACTCAGTTGTTTTTGACAGTGTCCACATTTCCAATTTTGCATAGATGCAACATATTTTTTCTTTGTTTCACTTACAGATCTTTTGGTACTTTTACTACCAGAAGAGAGAAGACGTTTTTCATAGTTAGCATTCGCTGCTCCAGTACACATATCTGATTCTCCGTTCATACCTTGCATAAAGTGGCTTCCTCCAGAAGAACCCCCAGTAAAATCAAGTATTGGGCTCAACATATCCAATGATGACTTATCTATGGGCATATATTTAACCATATTATTTGCGTGTACAAGCATTGATTTACATTTTTCAGGACTTCTTTTAATCAACAAGTAGAGAGAAAGTCCTACAATAGCAAAGAATACCATTTGAATATATTTTTTATAATGCGAATACATCTTTGTATATTTGCCTCCGTGATACGCATTATAAATTAAAAATCCTGTAATGCCAATAATAAATAATTCTAGTTTCATTATATATTATTGAATATTAAATCTTGGTTTGTTTCATTGTTTCTTTTGTTTCCTTTTATTATTCACTGTCTGCTTCTGCTTCTGCTTCTGCTTTTGTTCCTTTTTTGATTCCTGTATAATGACCTAATGAGTGATCGTGTATTTGCTCTAAGTGTCTTGGATTTTTTAAATTTTTTCGGTATTCCTTTTGCACTGCCATTTTTCCAACCTTTCATTTCAAAGAAATTTGCAGCCGAAGCCGAAGCCGAAGACGGTCTTTGCGAAATTCTTACACTTCTTTTAGTTGTTTTAACAGAGTCAGATGCATTTCCTCTTCTAAAAATAGGATTTAACGATTCCAATATAATGATCAACTTATTTATATCAATCTCTTCATCTGATGATTCATAAATAAGAACCAATGCATCCTTAATCTTTTTTATAATCTCCATTTCTATGGTACCGACTTTACCCAAATTCATAATGACTTCCACAATGGGTATATAAGAAATAACAAATCCCCAAATATCTACATTTTTCAAAAAAACCTTCAAATATGACAGCTTATCAAACTGTCCATTTCTAGTAAACTTGATCAATATTTTTGTAATGTATTCAAAAATAAAATGAAATGTATAGTTGAATTCCAAAAGTTGATCTTTGAATTCTTCGTCAATACTCCCCATAGTATCTTCAAAAAACAATTTAACAATATTATTAATCGCTTTTAGGTGTCCTGGTCCTCTCTCTTCAACCCAAAAAAATACAAAATCAATTACAAATTCACGAGTTTCCAATTGGGTTGGTGCCTTTTTTTCAGTTAAAAATTGCTTATACAACTTACTAAAAGTATCACTAAACAATATGTTTGAAAATGGTACATTGTATTGAAATGGACGCCTATCTAAAACAGTAGGCACTTTGTCCTCACCGTCATAACTACAAGAGAGACCCCAGTCAATCAGTCTAATGTTTCCATCGCTGCCCAATAACATATTGGATTCTTTTAAGTCACAATGATATATATGTTCCTCATTCATTGGAATAATTCCGTGCTTCAAAACATTTAATAATGATTCATTTAATGAAGCCAGTCTTTTAAAATTTACTCTTCTTGATACCAATACTTCTTCGTCAATGTAATCTCCAATGTCAATTCCACCAAAAGGCATATTTACAACTTCCAATTTTTTTAGAGTTGATTGTTCATTAATGGTTCTTTCTGTTATTCCTTTTTTTCTAAGCGTTTTGCATTTTTCATCAAAACTCTCTAGGTCTTCACCAGTTAAATCGTCTGGTTCGCAAATAGTAATATCTGTCACCAAAAAATATTTTTGATAATTTGGTATTTTTTTTAAATAAGGAAGAAATTTAACAATATCATTGTATTCCGTTTTGGCATTTTTTGATAACATTAATTTGCTGATTTGGGATTCATTGCGATCCTTATTCCTGCATTTTAACGCGGGTTTAAATACACATCCATATCCACCTGATCCAATCACCCTTCCTCCTTTTGTTTTTCTTGTTTTTCTTTTGCTTATATTTATTGTTTTATTTTTGGGGGTTCTTCTGGGATTCATCCTATATTCTAAAAAGATTATTTATTATAAAGATTATTTATTATAAAGATTATTTATTATAAAGATTATTTATTATAAAGATAATATATTCCAAAAATAATAATAAAAATAAGTAAAAAATACAAGATCTTGCCCCTTAGTTTATAATATTCAAATAACTTCGCATCCTTTGGTTTGTAGGCTTCATAATAATCAGCATAAAATTTATCCAAACTTATTTTCGGTTTCTCTAATTTTTCATTGATTTTATTATGTATAAAATGCATCCAACGAATAAATGAATCTCTTGAATCCAAATAAGGAGAAACAGGATATTCATCCAATAATTTACTAAAACACGTCGCCATAGTCTCAATCGGAATAAACATAGGAATATTTTGTACGAAATCATAATACTTCTTCTTGGTCATTGCATTTGGACGATGTGGATAACACATTGCTATAGTATGAAGAAAAAACCAATAATGTGGACCCCACACATTTGAATCTAAACCCATTAAAATTTAATAATATTATTTACCAACAGTTTAAACATATTGAGTTAATACTGTTTAATCTACCAATGAATAAAACAAATAATAGTTGTAATAATTGTGGAAAGAACGGGCATTTATTTCATCAATGTAAATTGCCAATTACTAGTTATGGTATCATTTTATTTCGCTCATCAGACAAAGGCCCACAATATTTAATGATCCGACGCAAAGATAGTTTCGGATTTATTGATTTCATACGAGGAAAATATTTATGTAATAATGTTTCACAACTGCAAAAATGCATTGATGAGATGTCAGTTGAAGAAAAGTTGCGAATTATGAATGAGCCTTTTGAAAATCTATGGAAATTTTTGTGGGGAGATAATAACAGTGGGAGCATTCAATATCGCGGAGAGGAATTATCATCTTCCAAGAAGTTTGAAAATATTAAAAATGGTATTTACATTAATAGTGAAATGGTGACATTAGAAAATATTGTTAAAAACAGTACAACACAATGGAGTGAAACTGAATGGGAATTTCCGAAAGGACGTCGTAATTTTCAAGAGAAGGATTTAGATTGTGCCCTTCGCGAGTTTGAAGAAGAAACTGGTTATTCAAAAAAAAATATTCAAATCATTGATAACTTGATGCCATTTGAAGAAATATTTATTGGATCTAATCACAAATCATACAAACATAAATATTATTTGGCGTATATGAATGAAACCATTGATTCTTTGCAGAATTTTCAAAAAAGTGAGGTGAGCAAAATAGAATGGAAAACTGTGGATGAATGTTTAGAGTCAATTAGACCTTATCATTTAGAGAAGAAGCATTTGATTACCAATATTGATAAAATCCTGAAGGAATATAGGTTATATTCATAATTTGGTGAAATTCAAATAAATTAATCACATTATATTATAAGTATAATACAATATGACAAGTAAGAGAGAAAATACAGCAAAACCAGAAAAAAAGAAACCCAAATTGGTTATTGTATCTGAGAAACCTCAACCTCTAAGGAGCAAAGATGATATTTATTTATTAAAAGAAGATCTTGAAACAAATAATTGTGAAAAACCTGAAAACCTTTACAACTCTGATAGTGAATGTAACAAATTTTTATTAAGAAAAGAATTCTTGGAACATGAAGAACTTGGTACAGAACCAGATTCTGATCCCTTTTTGTATCCCAACTTGAATGATCCTAACTTCAATATTAAAATCGCGGAAAAAGCAGAGTTTGCTGATAACAAAGTGGATGGGACTGTTTACGAAGATGTCAAGAAACGTGCTGAGGAATTGGCCAATGCTGATTTTGAATTGGCTCCTCACCAAATGTTTATCCGAAATTTCTTGTCTTTTCAAACTCCTTACAATAGTATGCTCTTGTACGGCGGTTTAGGTACAGGTAAGACATGCAGTGCAATAGGCGTGGCAGAAGAAATGCGCGATTATATGAAACAAATGGGAATTACAAAAAGGATCATTATTGTTGCTTCGCCGAATGTCCAAGACAATTTCAGGCGCTCTATTTTTGACGATAGAAAGCTGAAGTTAGTGGATGGGCTTTGGAATATTCGCGATTGTACTGGAAACAAATTATTAAAAGAGATCAATCCGATGAATATGAAGGGGATTTCTAAGGAGAAGGTAATATCTCAAATAAATAGTCTCATCAATACATTTTATGTATTCTTGGGTTATGTGGAATTTGCAAATTATATTTTGAAAACAGAAAGCGGAAAACCAAAAGGAATGAGACAGGAGAAGCGTGTCAAAGGAACCAAGACTTTTTATGGTGAATTCAAGAATGCAGGGGATCTAGCAAGACAACAACGCAAAAATTTGCAAGCCGAGTTTAATGGGCGGCTCCTCATCATTGATGAGATCCATAATATTCGTATTGCTGGAGATAGCAGCAGCAAATTGGTGGCAGACAGTTTAATGACACTTGTAGAGTCTACAGAAAATATGCGCATTTTACTATTGTCTGCTACACCAATGTACAATGATTATAAGGAAATTGTTTGGTTATTGAATTTGATGAATACAAATGATAAGCGTGCTACTATTGAGATAAAGGATGTATTTGATAAGAATGGTGATTTTAAGAAGAATAGTGTTGGCGAAGAAGTTGGCAAAGAGTTGCTTGTTAGGAAGGCGACTGGTTATGTGTCTTTTGTGAAAGGTGATAATCCTTATACTTTTCCTTTCAAAGTGTGGCCTTCTACTTTCTCTCCTGCACACTCTTTAAAAGATCATATTTACCCAACAAGTCAGATGAACGGAAGACCTATTGATAAGGAAGACCAATTGAAATTCTTGGATATATTTTTGGTTAAGATTGGTGACTATCAGTCTCTTGGTTATAAGTTTATTATTGAAAATTTGAAAAATAAAAAGATCAGTATTACTACGAAAACTGGTTTAATAAAAGAAATGCCGAATTTTGAAAATATGGACTCTTTTGGGTATGTATTAATGACAATGCCATTGGAATCACTTATTATGGTTTATCCAATGGAAGGTTTGGAATCAGTTGTTCAAAAAATAGGGAAAAAGAAGGTTGTTGAATTTAGTGATAGTAGTGAGGAGGAGAAACAAAGTGATGATCAGTCGCCTAGTGAAAAAGAAAGCGAACAACTACATAAAGGAGAGAAACCTATTTATTTAAGCGAAGTCTTATTAGCATCAGAACCAGTCGCAATCCCAGTCGCAAGCCCAGTCGCAATCCCAGTCGCAAGCTTAGAATCAGAAGAAGAAGAATATGTACCTGAACCCGCAGGTGAAGAAGTTCAAAAAATGAATCCATTTGAAAGTGAATCCGAATCCGAAGCCGAAGATGATGCACCAATAAAATCAGAATCAAGCTTAGAATCATTCGCAAGTTTACAACCAGCATCAAACTCAGAACTATTTGAAAGCTCAGAACCAACTGCAACTTCAGCATCAACCCCTGGTGAAAAGGTTGAAATCGTTTCAGATTCTAGCAGTGACGAATCAATGCAAAGTTATAAAAGCTCAGGAGGTGCTAGCAGCAGTGAGGAAGATGCATACATTAGCCCAAATGATCTAGTCGGTAAAAAGGGACTTGAACGTTTGATGACTTTTGTGGATAGCAATAAACCACCAATGAAAGGTGCATTTGAATATAAGCCGTCCACTTTGAAAACTTATGGTCGCATCTTCTCTCCAGAAGAAATTGGAAAATACAGTTCAAAGATCAAACAAGTATGTGAAAATATTATAAACTCAGAAGGCATTTCACTTATTTACTCGCAATACATTGATGCAGCCTTAGTGCCAATGGCCCTTGCACTAGAAGAAATCGGCTTCTCCAGATTCGGTGAGGGTGCCAAATCTTTATTCAAATCTCCACCAGGAAGTAGGGTAAAAGGTCTTAAGTATTGTATGATTACTGGAGATCCTCGTATCTCTCCCAACAATAATTTTGAAGTGAAAGCAATCACAAACGAAGATAATAAGAATGGTGAAAAAATCAAAGTGGTCCTAATCTCTCAAGCAGGAACAGAGGGCATTGATTTCAAGTTCTTACGTCAAGTTCACATTTTAGAGCCCTGGTATAATATGAGCAGAATAGAGCAAATTATTGGTCGCGCTGTTCGTAACTTCAGTCACAAGAGTCTCCCATTTGAACAACGCAATGTGCAGATTTTTTTATACGGCACCGTCCTTGAAAATGATGAACAAGAAGCTGCGGATTTGTATGTTTATCGTGTGGCTGAGTATAAGGCCCAGCAAATTGGTAAAGTTAGCCGTGTTTTAAAAGAGAGTGCGGTTGACTGCATTATAAATCATAACCAGATGCAACTCACACAACAAAATATGAATATAGGAGTTACACAGGTTCTTTCTAATGGTGAAACCATTGAAGATCTCAAAATTGGCGATGCACCATTTTCAGCGGCGTGTGATTATATGGAATGTGATTATACTTGTAGTCCAGATAAAGTTATTGATGAGCCGAATAATTTCACTTATAATGAGGCATTTATTGTGATGAATGCAGAGAAGATCTTGAAGAAAATACGCAGCTTGATGAAAGAGCGATATTTTTATTTGAAGAAAGACTTAATACATCACATTAATATCCCAAGGCCATATCCATTGGTGCAAATTTATGCAGCTCTTACTCAGTTAGTTGAGGATAGTAGTGAGTTCATAGTAGATCGTTATGGTCGCACAGGTTATTTAGTGAATATTGGTGAATATTATTTGTTTCAACCAAGCGAATTAAATAATGAACATATTTCTGTGTTTGATAGAAGCATTCCGATTGATTATAAGCCAGATGCGATTCATTTTGAAATTAAAAGAGATGCAATGAGAGAAGTGATTGATGTGCGCAATATTCAAGAACCTAGAGAAGACGCAGAACCCGAAGCTGTAGTTGAACCGCTAGTAATACTTGAAGGCGATATCAGAGCCGAAATGGAAACCGAAAATAGTTCATTAACAGCAGCCACCAAGATTCTTCAAAAAATGAAGACACATTTTGATGTGGCAATTGAGGCCTCTTCTAATAAGGAGAAAGTCAAAAGGGGCGAAGAAAACTTTTATAAATATTGTGGAATGGCTATGAGGAAACTTATTAAGAATTTGCATTTAGATAATATGGTTGTTTTAGGATTACTTGTTGAACACCTTGTTGATATGTTGGATAATGGAGATAAATTGGATTTACTGAATGCGTTGTATTTGAAGAGAGATAGAGATAACTTTTTTGGAGAACCCAATAGCTTTGAAGATATGGTGAAAAAATATTTAGAGAAAAAAATTTTTATTTCAAAGAAGATAGTAAGCTATTATTTGTTAGCGCCTCCTTTCGGAAAAGCTCAAGCAAAACCTATGCCAAAGTTGATTCTTTGGTCAGAAGCGAAAGCCAAGTGGGTCAATGCTGAACCAGAAGATCAACGCGATTTCAATATAGAATTTGGAGCGAGGCTAACCTTTAAGAAAGAAGATTATACACCTTTAGTAGGATTCATTGGTACTGATCAGAAAAACACCTATTATGTATTTAAAATCAAAGATATTTTAGCAACTCGTAATACTGGTGCAAGATGTGATGAAGCAGGTAAAACCAAAAAGTTACAAGTTCTCAATGCTATTTTGGGTGAGGAAAAATATGATAAGGACAATACCAAAACAATGGGTCAAGCAGAAATTTGCACAATCATTGAATTCATTCTTAGAAATAATAATAACGAGAGAAAAGATGGAAAAATCTGGTTTCTTGGAATTGAATTGGCTGCTTACAATAAATTCCTTTGAATCAATGCCACTTGTTTAATTATTTATTAATAAAATTGAAAAATAATTAAAAGAATCTAAATATAATATAATAGACATGGAACTATCACAAACGCAAGGACAAAAGCAAGGAGCCAATAAACAGAAATTCAAGAGACGTGAAATCAAATATTCCAGCATTTATTCACAATCCTTATTGACGCGATCTATTTTGCTTCCGATTACAGCCATCGGAAATAATCTGAAGCAAAATATTGAAAAAGATATTGCCTTCAATTTTGAAGGTAAATGTGTGGCAGAAGGATTTGTAAAGAATGGTAGCACCAAAATTATTACTTATTCTAGTGGCGTTATAAAGGGAAGCGATATTGTTTTTGAAGTCGTGTTTGAATGTATGGTATGCTGTCCAGTGGAAGGGATGTTGGTTCAGTGTGAGGCAAAAAATATTACAAAAGCTGGTATACGTGCTGAAAGCTCGGAAGAGAAACCAAGCCCGGTTGTTGTGTTTATTACTAGGGACCATCACTATACAAGTCAACAGTTTTCGGATATTAGTGAAGGAGATAAATTCGTTGCGCGTGTTATTGGGCAACGTTTTGAACTCAATGATAAATACGTCTCTATTATTGCTGAATTGGTAGAGAAGAAAGATTTTGATCAGCAAAAACAACAGCCTTTTCAAACGCAAATACAAGATAAAAAAGGCAAACCTAGACTCGTGATTGAAGGCTAAAATTCAACTTTATCCACCTTTCCCAAAGGTGGAGCCAAATATTTCAAAGCGAATCAAGCAATCTGGAGCTTATTATACCATCTTTGACCCATAAGAATACCATAAAATAATAGACAAAACGCTACCTACTACAAATCCAGTTCCGGCTGACTTGGTTGTTTTGCCCAAGAAATAATAACCAACAAGAGGACCAAGAACATAAGAAAGTACAACATAAAAGGCCATAATGCCAATAAACTTGGAAGAAAATACTGCTGCCATTATATATTAAAGCAATTTTTTATTTTATTTGTTTTATTTGCTATTTTCATTTAAAAACTTTCAGGCTTTATTAGACATCTATGGATATTGCAGAGTTAAATTCTATTCGCGATAAGTTAGAAAATATGACTAAATTTAACCAAGTAGAAGTTCTACGCATATTAGCTAAACATAACAATGTTACTCTAAATGAAAACAAATATGGGGTTCACATAAACTTGACAGATCTTTCTGAAACTATTATTGAAGAACTCAAATTGTATATTCAATATGTCAATACACAAGAGCTCAATTTGAATGAAATGGAGAAACAGAAAGAGGAGTTCAAAAATACATTTTTTGGAAAAGATAATAAAGATATTCATATAAAAAATAGTAAGAATGCATCAATCTCATCATAAAAACCAAATTGATTATAGTAATGTTGTAAGTTGTTTACAAGATTATATGCTAACGAATAAAAGAATTTCAGAGGCTTCAAAATCCCCAGCTTTATTTAAATCCGAAGAAAAAGACAATGTAAAATATGAATCAAGATTGAAATCAATATTTATTGATAATTCCGAAATAAAAGTAAAAAACAAAAAAGACGAGACTTTTGATTCAGGTTCGGGTTCGGGTTCATTTTCGTTTTCAATGCCTAAATCTGTTGCGCCTCCTCTTTTAGCCGAGCTACCATCTGACGCTCAAAATGTGGTTATCAAAAAGTGTGATCATAATGGTCTCAATAGTTCGGACCCAGTGCTGGACCTATTTTGGCCGAAACAGAAAGACGCGCTTTTTTGGTGTTATTATATTTTGAAGAATGGCTTCGCAGCATATGAATATCCAGATACAACCTCATTCGCCTTTGAAAAGGAGTCTAAATTTGCTGCCATTGAAATGCTGCGATCTCAGAAGCAAGATCTGAAGACTCATAAAATCAAGAACATTAAGGAACACGTGGAAGATGAGCTGATAAATAAAGAGCGCATTGGAATGAAGACTTTTATTGCACTTTGTATTGGAAGCGGTATTAATGTGCTCTTTATTCATAAACGCAAGTGCTTTGATCTGGTTTGTAATATGGATCTAGATGCCAAAACTCATATTGTGGTGTGCCAAGATAATTTGAAATGCCCAAGCAAATATGGATTGGAAATGGATATAAAATCCAAGAAAGTGGCTTATTATAGGGAGCATTATTTCAAATGGGAAAGTGTGGATAAACCTCTGAAAGCAATGGGATCATATAAGTCGGAAGAATTGGCTGTTCTTTGCAAAAAAATTGGATTGGATTTTGGCCAATGTCAGAAGACAAAGAAGGAAATGTATGAATTATTGATTGTGAATATGTAATAATATGATTATTTATTTTGTTAGGATAATATAGTATAATATGGCATCTGTTTTACAAGCATTTTTGGGAATTGCATCTCCAGCAGTTCCACAAGGCCAACCCCCACCCCCACCTCAAACTTGGGATCAGATATATACAGCTTCCCTACAACTAATAACTGGAAATGCAATTGCAACAACTATTTATAATGGCTTTTTACTTCCATTATCTAAAATTTGTTTAGGTGATACAGGTCACGATTTTGGCGTAGCAATATTTAATCCCTTTTATCAAGTACGTCCTAGAACAGGGTATATGAGCGGAGTTCCAATAGGTCTAAATATTCCTCAAGCTAATGTAGATAGACAAACTTTTTTATATTGTCTTGTTCCAGATGAACCAACATGTTTGAATTCAATAATTGCAGGTAATCCTAATGGCAATTTACTACAACAACTTGCAGAGCCTACTACGCCATATTTTAAATTAGATGTAAACAAAATACAACAAGTAGTTACAAGAGTAGCACAGCCAATAAAAAGACAACGCATTCTTACAACAACAACTGGCTATACTTATGATGTTATAACAATTAATTCAAATACTTATACACAAAGAGGTCCAACTAGTAATCCTTTGACACAACATGAAAGATCTACTACATTTGATCTAAAACCTGCTGCTGCTGAAGCAGCTTTTGATCCTAACATTGTTTTCTACACTCAAAAAGAGGATATTACAAAGTCTTATTTTTTAAGAGAATTAGAAATTAAAAATAAATCCGCATTTGTTGTTGACGCGACTTCAATAAGTATTATGGATATTTTGAATAATTTATCAGGACAAGAACTTGAAGATACTTATGATATATATTTTTTAAATAGTGGAGAAACATACAATGATCCTGCAAAAAAAAATACAAAAGGATTTGGTCCACGTTTAATACAATGTCTACCGTTTAATGAATTGGAAAGAGTTGATTATAAATTTTATCCAGAATTATCTGTATCAGGAGACCTAGTTGCAGAATCACTTTTTGCTTCAAATTATATGGTTTCACTTACATATGATGCAAGACAACAAAACGCTTTCACTGACTTGGAATTTAAAGATTTAAGAGATCCAACTAGAAAACCAATTATTATTCCAAATAGTGAAAGTGCAAATGATATAACAACTATAAGTGATTTTTTGAGAAAATTATTGGGTGCTGGTGCTGGATTTGAAAGTAATGTGAAATTTCAACAAAAAAGATCTGGTGATTGGTTGCAAGTATTATATTGTCTTGCAGCTAAGTTGAGAAGAATTAAACGTAAACTGGATCAACAAGAGGAAGTTACAGATATAAGTGATATATATTTTGTAACACATGATCAAATACCTATTGGTTATGCATTATCTGTTGGAGTAAATGTAATATCTACTCATAATAATACAAAATCAATTACTGTTTTTAGAGTACAAAATCTTATGCAAACATTAGAAGCAAATGGCGTTAAACTGGGAAAATTAATAGCATATATTAAACCCAATCCTAGATTTAGTTATGATATGCCTCATGAAGAATCATCACTTTTTGTTGGTCCTATTTTTGAAGAACTTATTACTAATTTACAATCTGAAAAAGAAAGAATTAATTTTAAAAGCATTATGAAATCCGGCACTCAAGATGGAATAATCCCTCCTCCAGTTCCTCTAAGTATTTTTGATTTTTTAGATCAAGATCAAGCTACGCTTACTAAATTATTAAATTATGTTGCTTGGTATCATTTTTGGTATAATTTTTATTGTCAAATAATAATTAGTCAACTTGAATATATTAACACTTTACAAAATTGTAGTAAAAATGTATTTCAAACTATATTGCAGCAATTATTTCTTAGTTTTTTTAGACTTTCATCGTTTTGTTTACAATTTCAAGATCCTAGTGTGTTTTTTAAAGAAACAATCCAATTGATAGATGTGAGAATATTAACTGTTGCATCTAGAGTATATGAAAATATTGTTCAATATCAAGCTATTCAATATCAAGCTACTCAACAACAACCAAATGATGAAATTATAAAAGCAACTAATGTTTTTTTAGAAGAAATTATAACTGAAGCTGATAGTAAAATATATAAACTGAAAAAATTAATAGATCAAGTAAAAGAATTACCTGATTGCGCACTTAGTGGTGAAATTCTAGGAATTCTTGGTGTTGATGCTAATGCCATTCCTGGTGCTGCTGCTAATGCTGCTGATTGGTCCATTACTTTTATTACATTAGCCAGCGCCGGAGATGCTAATATGCAAGCATTTGTTGCAGCACGTTTGAAATTATTTCACAGTGTGTCTGATTATGCTAACGCCAGTAATTTTTCTGAAGTTATTCAAATATATCCGCAAGGCATTTTCGAATTAGATAAACGCATATTTTCATTTGAAACTGTTTTGGTTGCTTCTCCAGTATTCAAATCCATAAAAAATTTTAATACAGTTTCTGATAGGGCAATATCAGTTGCTCGTAGTATATCAAGTTTATCTTTAACCGGAGTAGTCCCTTTTTTCCCTTCAACATTACCTTTAGGTATCAAAGATTATTTTGATGATACTATTGGAAGAATTATTGCAAAAAATCAAAATGGAGCATTTTTTGATGTTGGAGTTCTTGGGAGACAATTAACAAAAATTGACATATTTTTCTCTGCACTTTTTCTACATTTTTTTAGTTTATTATCTGAAGTTATAGGTATTGCAAGAGTGCAAGCAGGAGTTCAAGCAGGACTAGTAGCAGTAGCAGGAGCAGGAGCAGGAGTAGTAGCAGGAGCAGGAGTGCAAGCAGGAGCAGGAGTGCAAGCAGGAGGTACTATTACAAAATCCAGTTTAAAAAAAACTCAACTTCAAATAGGAGGAACCCCGGAGGAGGACGAAGAGGACGCAAACAGATGTTTGACAAAATATATACTTTATAAAACTATTGGATTACATCCAGTTGAGTGTAGTTTTCAAAACCCTTTTATTTTATATGCATTAAATGATAGAATTTCTCATTGTCTATTTTATTGTATTCAAAAAGAAAGTATTCAAGAAACTGGTATGGAACAAGAAGATGACACAGAAATTCCTATTCAGGTAAAAGCGAGGGAATTTATTTCAGCTAATCCAGGTTTATCTCGTTTTTTTCCAGAAATTCAATATACTAATTCACAGAGCCCAATCTTAATGTTAAATATATTATTTAATGCTTTACAAAGTGAAATATTACGTACGGGAATTGAAACTCAAATGCCAATATTACTATTATTGCCTATTTTTATAATTGGTTTAAATTTATTAAATCAAATTAAAAACTTTCCATCTTTCATTGATTCATTAGATGCAGATGCTTATTATAATTTATATGAATTAATTCGTTCATATATTCAATTTTATAGAACACCACAAAATTTCCCATACTTACCATTTATATTATTGTTTTTTGGAGACTATACTTCCGCAGGAACCCCTGATCTTAAAAAAACATATGATTTAGCAAATGCCTTACTAGGTCCTTTAGCAAATTTAAAATTAGAAGATTCATACCTTCAACGTGCGATTGGATTTAACGCCACACTAATTTCACAAATTGGAGGATTTAATGAATTATTAAATTATGAATTAGACGAATCCGTTTGTCAAAAAATTTTTGATGCTGTATATCTTGAGGCTAAAAGAGGGTTGAGGTTGGTTGAGCTGGATCTGGATCAGAGAAAATTAGGGTCTTCCTCAAAATTTCAGCAGGCTGATTATAGTGCACAACCTAGTCCTACATATACTACAATTCCCTATGAGTTTTTCGTTAGTTTTTTCAAAGATCTTAAAATTGAATTAATAGAAATATACGATGAAAGATTTGTAGAAAAATTTGTAGAAAAATTACAAGTTTTGGCTTCTAAAGATTCCAGGTATTTTGCTTACATAGAAAATATTAGATTTTCATTTATGGAAGCAAATAAAGAGTTTATGAAGTATCAAATGCAGTTGATGAGACAAGGGATTAATGGTTGTCTTGAATATATATTAGAAGAATTTATAACTGCAACAAAACAAGCAGAAGCAGAAGCACGACGACTAGCAGAAGCACGAGCACTAGCAGAAGCAGAAGCAGAAGCACGACGACTAGCAGAAGCAGAAGCACGACGACTAGCAGAAGCAGAAGCACGACGACTAGCAGAAGCAGAAGAACGACGACTAGCAGAAGCAGAAGCAGAAGAACGACGACTAGCAGAACAAGCACTAGCAGAAGCAAAAGAACGAGAAGAAGCAAAAGGATTATTAACCAGAAAGTATAGTAAAATTAGTGATGAGGGGGAAACAGATCGGGAGGAGTCTCAACGATCGCAACCATTTAGCCCTGGTAGCCCTGGTAGCCCTGGTAGTTCACTCGGAAGTTCGTCCCCTAATAGTGGTGATGAAGATCCAATAAAACCTGCTAAAAAGAAATGGTGGCAGCTTGGTTTGAGTGGATTGAGTGGATGGAGTGGAGGTTCTGTTTTGGGTTCTATCAAAAAGAAAAGAACAATCAAAAAGCGCAATAAAATATTACACAAAAGAAAAACAATTCACAAAAAAAATAGTAAAAGAACTAAAAAAAATAAAACCATTAAACATCTTAAGAAAAAATACAAGAAATACAGTAGGAGAACCTAATGCATACTCAAATAAAAGTTTTGAAAAATATCCTAGATCATTGTAGGAAATTAAAGAAATAAATAATATGGGATTTTACCCTACATTATTTATATTATAAAAAATTGAACACAATATAAAAATATGTATTCATAATATATATCTATGTCAACCCTTCAAAACAAATCAAATCAACAATCAAAATCAGATCCAAAACAGGATGAGGGTTTAGAAGCAAATGAACTGGAAGAAAAAGGTCCCACTTTTTCACCAAAAACGCCTTCTGATACCCCTCCTTTTCCTGTAAAGCTTTCACCTAAGACACCGTCTTTCAGTCCTCCAAAAGAGGAACTAGAAGCAGAAGCAGAAAGTGAAGACGAAGACGAAAAGGTAGCACTAGTTGAAGATAAAAAGGTGAAAGAGAAAGAAAAGGCAAAACGAGGAAATAGAGATTTTAAAAAAGGTGAGTTCCTTCCTCCAGCCAAGCAATTTGATCTTATTATGGAAAAATACTGGGAACAAAGACCTTATGTCAAAGATTCAAAAATCAATAATGAGTTGGAGGTCCGTTTTGGCACAAAGGGCCAATATTTAACTAAGACCGATTACGATAACGTTATTGCCAAAATTAAATCTCTTGGATTCATTACTGCCAATCCTGAAGGCTATTATATGCTCCGCATTGAAACCGAATTCTTAGATACCTCTGGTCGTTTCAAGTTCAGTCCTATTAGAACAGAAATCAACGGTTTTACCACCATTCAAGATTATTGTAAAAACAACGACATTAAGACTATATTACGAGCAAATCCTTTTGGAGTTGGTTTTGTCAAAAAGTCACGACTCTTCTTTGATGATAAGCCCCTGTTTCCAGCAGATTTCAATGATTTCAATTTCAGGGTCTCCTTACAAACAGAAGAAAAAGTGGGCGATTCCGATGGTCGTGTCAAGGGAATGATGAGCTCTTGGGAAAGATCCAAGAAGAAGTTTAGATATATTAATCGTGTAACTTTTGCTCATCCTGATTACCCAGTGAATGTTGATATTAGTATTGTCAAGTCCTCTTATAATCACGAGAGTAGAGTAGACAGCTTTTACACTACTGGAGAAGCCGGATTATTTAGTAATCGCGAAACTTATGAAGTAGAGCTAGAAGTTGATAATAGCAAAATTGGACCTGGAACAGAATTTAATAGTCCTGGAAAAATTCAAGTTGCATTGCGCAAAGTGATCAAGTTTGTATTATGTGGTCTACAAGGCACCAATTACCCAGTGCCTTATTCTGAGTTGAAAAGCGTTAGAGAGCAATACTTGAAAGTTATAAAGGGTGACAAATACGAAGAGTCTATGCTCCGCTATGTCAGGGGCGGAGATTTCATTGGTCCAAGTTCTTATACCTTGCAAATAGAAAACATTGCTGTGCCTAATGAAAACTCAAATTTCCCCAATATTCGCAAAGGATACACCGTCACAGATAAGGCAGATGGAGAACGTAATATTCTCATTATAAATGCAACTGGCAAAATCTATTTGCTGAATAGTAATATGAAGATCTCTTATAGTGGTGCACAAACACCCAAAAAAGAATATTTTAACACTATTATAGATGGCGAGATTATTCCTTGTGATAAGAACGGGAAGTTCATCAACTTATATGCGGCATTTGATATTTATTTCGTTGCAGGTAAAGACGTAAGGAGTTATGGTTTCGTCCAAGTGAAACCCGATGAAAAATCCGATAAATTGCGTTTGCCTATTTTAAAATCTATAATCCGAAACTTGGATGCAGTGCGCAGTGATAAGCCTGATGAGGCGTCGCCGTTGCGTATTAGCTGTAAGCGTTTCTATCCGGCAAATCCTGAAGATAATATCTTTGGTGCGTGCAATTTCATATTGAAACAAGAAGAGCGCGGGGACTTTGAATATAACACAGATGGTCTCATCTTTACACCAACGAGTCTCGGAGTTGGTGGATCTAAAGTGGGCGAAGCAGGTCCTTTGTCCAAGAGAACCTGGGATTATTCTTTCAAATGGAAGCCGCCCAAATACAATACAATTGATTTCTTAGTGAAAACTAAGAAAACACCAACCGGTTCCGATTTGGTCACACCTATTTTCCAAAGCGGACTAGATGCCCGTCATTCTGATCAATTAGACGAATACAAGACCCTCTTATTATGTGTCGGTTTTGACGAAAAGAAACACGGTTATTTGAACCCTTGCCAAGACGTCATTGATGATAAGCTCCCGGATTTTAAAGATAAAAATCTGGACAATGAAGACACTTATAAAAAGGCGGTCTTTATGCCTACTAATCCGCCTGATCCGACTGCTGGTGTTTGCCATATTATGCTGAGGAAAGACGCAACTGGTGTCAACCAAATGTTCACGGAAGAAGGCGAGGTTTTCGGAGACGATACTATTGTTGAGTTTGCCTACAATTTTGATCGAAAAGGTTTGTGGCGATGGGTTCCACTGAGAGTGCGTTATGACAAGACCACTGAATACAAGAATGGTGCATCCAATTATGGTAATGCATTTCACGTGGCCAACAGCAATTGGCGTTCTATTCATAATCCGATACCTGCTGAGATGATTGGAACCGGTGCGAATATTCCAGATGAAATTGCGAATGATGATGTTTATTACAATGTGATTACGAAGAGTAATATTGTCAAGGCCCTTCGCGACTTCCATAACTTGTATGTAAAGAATAAGATCATCAGAAGTGTAGCCAAAAAGGGTGACACATTGATTGATTACGCCTGTGGCAAGGGCGGCGATTTCCCCAAATGGATTGCTGCACATTTATCTTTCGTATTTGGTATTGATTATGCTAAGGACAATTTGGAGAACCGTGTAGACGGTGCGTGTGCAAGGTTTCTCAATTATCGCAAGGATTTCCGTAGTATGCCTTATGCACTCTTTGTGAATGGAAACAGTTCACTCAATATTGCGTCGGGTGCGGCAATGCTCAATGATCGTGCAATTGAGACCACCAAGGCAATATTCGGTAAAGGCAGCAAAGATCCTGCTGTCATTGGAGCCGGTGTTGCCCGACAATGGGGAAAAGGCGCAGACGGTTTCAATATTTCATCGTGTCAATTTGCACTCCACTATTTCTTTGAAAACCAGAAGACGCTTTACAGTTATATGCGTAACTTGGCAGAATGCACCAAAATAGGCGGATATTTCATCGGCACTTGTTATGACGGTAAGCTGGTATATCAAATGTTGCGCGGAAAAGCGCAAGGTGACAGTGTGCAAATTTACGATGGCGAAACCAAAATCTGGGAAGTAAAGAAGAATTATGAAAGAGAAACATTTGAAGACGATATTACTAGCGTCGGTTACAAAATAGAAGTATATCAAGAGTCCATTAATAAGTTGATCCCTGAATATTTGGTGAACTTTGACTTTTTGAATCGCTTGATGGTTAACTACGGATTTGAATTATTGGCAAGAGAAGAAGCTCAGCATTTGGGATTACCCGAGGGTTCAGGACTCTTTAGCGAACTCTTTAACGAAATGTTGGACGAAATCAAGAAAAACAAATTCAAGAAGAAGGAATATGGCAAGGCACCCGAAATGAATGCATTTGAACGCAAGATCTCCTTCTTGAACAGGTATTTCGTTTATAAGAAGGTTCGCACAGTGAATGCCGAGAAGGTGGTGAATGAAATGATGGAAGATACTTTTGTAGAAGAGGAATTTGTTCCTCAAAAACAGGCGGAAAAAACTAAGACAAAGAGCAAAAGCAAAAAGGCGCCACCAAAAGTTGCTGAATCTACATCAAAGAAGCCGAGAAAATTGGAGCGTAAGCTGGTTCTTGTAGAGGCGACGGAAGCACAAGAAGAAGAAGCCGAGCCTGTGATAGTGTTAAAACCCAAGAAGGCAACAAAATCAAAACCCAAACTTAAGATTCAGATCAATGATGAAGATTAAAATCATTAGGAATTATAAATAAATAAACGCTTAAATAAAATTTATTAATAGATAATAACCTCACAATAATGAGTTATTATATATTGCCAAAAAAAAATAATCAAGTGAATATTGCACCACAATTTGAAGAAAAAGAAACTTCACAAAACCCAAAACCAATAATATCCCATAGTTTGATTCATTATTTAAATAAACAAAAAGAACAGTGTGTAATTAGTGAAGAAGTTTTAAAAGTTGTAAATAATTATGAGTTTCTTTTTTCAAAGGTTCCTGGGTATAAATTTTCGGTAAGTAAAATGAGACCTCCATCAGAAAAATTTTATTTATTAATGGAACTTACACATATTTTTAATTTGTTTGATCCTTTTTCAAAAAAGGATATTAATACAATGCATTTTGGTAACTGTCCAGAGGCAAGCATTGAATGTTTGGATATGCTTCGCGAAGATAATCAAGATATTCATATTTCAATGAATGATTTATTTCAATCAATAGAAAATCCTCAATTCAATAATATACATAATATTGAATTTATGTATTTTGATAATAATGAAAGTATGTGCAACTCTGAGGAGGACTCTGTTATTGAAAATCAGAATTATGAGTTTGAATTTAACAGTTTATTGTTGGCGTTCTTGAATATTCTTATTTATCAGAGTAATAATGGTGTGAGTGTTATTAAAATAAACCAGTTATTTTACAGACCTGTATTAGATATTATTTTTCTCTTGACTGGTGCATATGAAAAAATATATATTATTAAACCCAATACATCCAACACATTTAAAAATGAACGATTTTTAGTTTGCAAATGTTTTAGTGGAAAACAATATAACAATGTTTACATTGAAAATTTGAAAAGAGTATTTCTTCAACAACTTTTGATAAAAGAGAAAAAATCTAATTTTTGTTTGACTTCTTTACTGGATTGCAATTTGCCCTATTATTTTTTGAATAAAGTTGATGAATCTAATATTATTATTGGTCAACAACAACTAGACGCATATGATCAAGCAATTAATCTTATGAAAAATAAAAATAAAGAAGAAAAAATAGAAAATTTGAAAAAGAGTAATATACAAAAATGTATACAAATGTGTGAAAAATTCAAGATACCCTATAATAAGTTTGCTGAAAAGGTGAACATCTTTTTGCAAGGGCACTCAAATTTACACGAAAATGTTGGAGATCAAGAAAGTGTTCCAAACATTTTTTTGAATCCTTCTACAAGAGTCATTTTAAATGAAGTAGCAGATCCAACGTTATTTCTAGATCCGGTGCTATCGCTAGATCCAGAACCAACAAATGATGAATATGCTTGCATTAAACACATCATAAAAAATATTATTGAAAAAATTATTAATGATATTTAATCTAACCCATTAGGTTATTCCAGACCAATCCGTGCTAATTCCGTTTGTTGCAACGTTGGGTCCTGCCGATGTAATTCCCAGAATAGATATCAATTTGTTCTGATAATCCAATGAGTTTCTGAAAGAATTACACGTCTTAGGATTTCCGTCTTTTGTAAAATACGATGCATTGCAAGGAGGTACTTTGGATTTATACACATTAGAATTATTGGGATTTCCACCAGCATTGATGTATTGATCAGTATTGGTCAAATTGGATGTGCCATTAGTACTTCCGCAAATATTCTTCTCAATTGTAGTTACTGCAAGTTTCAATGTTCTTGCACTAGCCATAACGCCACCTTGATTCGCAAATTGGGGATTGCTTGGTTTGTAAACCACCAATTTACATCCACGAGGATTACTTGGACCAGACAATCTCATACCCAAATAAGGGTTGGAAAGCACTCTTTCAAAGATAGCAACAGCTTGAACAGTGTTTCCAGAAGTAAGCGCAGAGAGAAATGCATTGAATGCTTGAAATGTCTTGATCTGTAAGCTATTAAAATTATTAATATCTTCTTGTGATAGAAGCCCAGCAGCCTTCATATACTGATATGCTTGTAATATAATATAGGCCTGGCTGCTAGTTGAATAATCAATGTTTGGATAACAATTTGCCACATACAAATTCAAATTAGCAATAGGATCACCCGGCTTGGCATTCTTAAGCTGACAAGGAGTAATAAGCGGGTTATTCTCCAAAGCATAAGCATCAATCGCATTATCCAACCCTGTCTTAAAGTTGAAAGCACGCTGCTCATAAGTCTGACATCTATTTTGCCTGTATTGTTGCAAAGTCTGATAATAATTCTTCTTAAGGTTGGTACTTGTTGGAAGACACATTCTGCGAGCTTTTCTCTCTGGATTACAGCAAATAGTTGCCACTCCTGGTACAGAACCAGGATAGTTCGTACTCACTTGCTCGGGATTATCTGTTAAATATGTCTGTGGTTTATAACTGGTAACTAGCCCAATACCATCGCAAGTATTACAGTCAACATTGAGTTGCAATTCTTCATTGACCTCATTTGGCGGGTTTTGTTTCACTGAAAATCGGCCAGGACTCCACATTGTTTGATCAATCAAATTGCCACCTGTAGCTGATTTTACGGCGCGATTAGTATTCAAATAAATATAGTTGTTCGGATTGTTTGGGTCTTGTACAATAAGAGGCGTTGGGGTTGTTGTGCCCTTGCGGTAAAGCTTAATAGGCCTGGCTCTGCCAAAAGGACCTACCGCAAGATTTGTAGGATCTTTATTTGTTAGAGGACGAATATTACCTGCAGTAATGGCCACTGGGAAAGAATGATTTCCAGTTCCTTTCCAAGTTTCATAACCGCCCGTTGCTGATCTATTATTATAAGATTCCATTCCAAGAGGATAAACTGCTGAAGACATTATATATATCTAAAAAGAAAAGAAATAATGGGAAATAATGGGAAAATTATGGAATAAAATAATAGAATATATTATACAATGTTAGTAAACATTCTCATAATATTTTTCCTTTTTTTAATTATTTATCAATTTTTAGCTCCATCGTTGAGAGAAGGACTTGAAACAGCTCCTGGACCATATATGGAATATCCAGATGATCCAATGATATTAGGGAAACAAAATGCAGGAAATATTGAGGTATTGAGGACAGAAGTACAAAAGGTTAGCACATTAGAGCCTAGAGTTTTGCAACTAGAAACAGATGTGAAAAATTTAAATGATCAGTTAGCTGGAATTCAGCAACAAAATTCTGAAGCAGTATCATCTTTCGATGATAGTATGGGAGGATTAACTGGTTCAAAAGAAGAAGGCGAAGGCGAAGATGGTGAGATTGTTCCAGGTGAAGGAGCGGTTGAAGGCGAAGAATCCAGTAGCAGAAATTTTGGTGGTTTTGGTGGTTCCAGCGAAGAAGATAATAAAGAATCTTTTGGTAACAGGTACAGACCTCGGTATAATTTGAAACATTATTTTTAATAGTATAAATATCTAACAAATAAAGTTGATTCTTTTTGAAAATGACTTATATGCACTGTATAATGTAGGATGATGAACATAAGGCAAATTATTTTCTAAACAATATTTCTTTACTATTTTTGAAATCTCTGGATAATGTATACTTGAAACATTCGGAAACAAATGGTGTTCTATTTGATAATTAATTCCTGAAAACATTCTTGCCCAAATCAAATTATTATTCAAAAAGTTTCCTGAATTGCATATTTGTCTTTTTAGCCAATCAGGGCCATTATAAGCGTTTTCTATCTTTGTTTCATAAAAATCGTGATCACCATAAATATTAATATAATATGTTAAATTTACAGCAGTTAAATAGAGAAAAGTAACTATACCACCTCCACAATAAAATAAATACATTTTGAATAAAATCATTGTAATGTCAATGAAATCATATTTGGCAATTCTTGGTAAAAAATCACTTTCTATTATTGTTCCCAAAAAATAAATCAACGCTTGAATTGTACTTTGACCTGGTATAATAGAATACAAAATATAAACCGATGTTGTCTTCATATTTACAAAAAAAGGTTTAAGAATTTTTATAACACCTGAAAATAAATAGTCAAAATTATATAATAAATGATCTGGATCTTTTTGGTGATCTCCTGTAAATGAATGATGCAGATATACGTGATGGTTATACCAAGCAGTCATATTCCACATTATCCAATTGGAATATATTTTTGTTATGTTATTATTTATGGTTGGATCTAAAGAAATCGCATAATGAGATCCATCATGTAAAAAATTAAAAACCAAACTCATTTCCATAATTCCTGCTAGAAACCCTAACGCACATCTATATAAAAGACACATTTTTGAAAACATTACAAAATAAAATAAAGGTAGATAAGTAGCTAACATTGTTATATTATAAAACCACCACAATGATGTCGCTTTAATAGTTTCGCGACTTGGATATTTCTCTCTAACTATACTTACCAACTCTCTATAATTTGAGAAATTTGTTGAATATTCCTCTGTGGTTTCATTTGGATCACCTTTGATTTCATATTTATCTAATGTTTGTCTTATTTTATCAATATCTGAAAATGCGTGATAAGTTTCAAAAAGTGCAGTAATGTCTTCGTCGCCTTTACTGTTTTCCAAAATAGTTTTTCCACCAGGATGCTTCTCCACGAAATTAGTTAAATCATATTTTTTGCCATATAAATTCCACATCTATTTATTTTAATTACACAAAATTATTTTAAATAGTTTGTTATTCAATAATAAATTAAATTTATTAATATATTATATATAAATGTCAAATATATTTGATCAAGCAGCTAGTGGTGCAGCAGGATTAGAAGAAAAATTATTAGGACCTACTTATAATTATGCAAAAAATATTAATAGTCCACAGCAACTTGGTATGTCAGAAAGAGGTTCTATGCAACAACTTGGAAAAAATATTATGGGACTTGTTGCTTATGTACAGTTGCTTGTTGAAGGAGGTGGAGATGCATCCAGGACTGGTCACCCTTTAGGAAATAAGTTTTTCTTGCAAACTGGTGGAAAATGTGTTGATGTTAATACAAAACAAGATGCCGAACGTTTTATTTATGTAGATAATGTAGCTGACGGTTCCATACCATTAATAAGTAATGCTGCAGGCGTACAGTTTAGTGAATTTAGAGGTTTGATCCCTGGTGTATTGAGTGACGCAAATGTGTTGAATCCTTTTGCAATTTTGGGATCTTTTATGGCTGGATCCAAACCAGAATGCCAAGAGATTTCAATGGAGGTTCTTGATAACAATAATGTATCAAATAATGAGACACATCATGTTGCATTAGCAGATATTGCAAATATTCAGCCTTGCTCTTTTCACGAAAAAGGAGGTAGAAAAAATCCTGTCACTGGTGTGCCCTGTTCAATGGCCTTTCAAAATATGAAAAATGAACCACAAAGTTATGGCGAATTAGGTATGCCTGATGACCCAATTGTCCAACTCTATTTTGCGTGTTTGAGCATTCTAGGAATTTATGTTTTGTATAGAATAATTGAGAAGAAACGTGGCAATTGAAAGAACTTTAACTGCGGTTTTAAACATATGTAATTATAACATTATATATGTTTTTATAAATAATTTGATATTTAGCGTCTTTGGCGACGTTGTGTACGTCTTTGTCCACGGCTACGTCTTTGGCTACGCCCTTGGCTTCTACCACGTGCTTGACCGCGTCTTTGGCTACGCCCTTGGCTTCTCTGTTGCCCTTGGCTTCGTGCACGTCTAGCACCACCCATTTTGACTGATCCAGCAGATGATCCAAATGCAGAACTATGTGGTTTAACATCTCCTCCCATCATCATCTTCCATTTTCCTCCTATCATCATGCGTCTCATTGCTCCTCCTTTCTTCCATTTTCCTCCCATCATATTTGGCTCCAATGCATAAGGATATTGACCTTGTTGGCTCCATACCTTGGCGCAGTGAGGCATAACTCCAGATTCTGTTGCACCACCGCGCATTTTTCTAGATCTGCGTTTTTTACCACCAATTACTGGACTATTATTAAACATACTATTTACTGGAGTATTATTACTAATCCTTTCAATCCTTTCAATAGGTTTACAATTTGTTCTATAATCAAGTTCATAACCTGGCGCGCATTTTTTACAACCATACCAATCTCCATCAACTAAACAACCAGGTTTTATACTCTTTGGTTGATATTGACCGGTTTGTTTTTGATATTCATCGACTTGGTTTTGAAGGATTTCTTGTGTTCCAATATATGATCCTGGTACTTGTGGTTGCATCATTGACATAATATAATATATCTATAGAAAATTATATTGTGTTATTTAAAACCGTTTTTTATTTCTTAATAAAGGCCTTCACTAGTTCAAATCCGACTAAACCTCCGGCGATTTGGGCAACAATATAAGGGATCACATCATTGGACGCCAATTTACCCGCAGATAAGAGCGCAACAGTAATGGCAGGGTTGAACGCGCCTCCACTAATAGGACCACCAATCAAGACTGCCACCGCTAAAGCCGCGCCAATCGCCAAATAATTTCCTGTTGCAAAGATAACAAAAGATAAAAGCAATGTGCCTAAAAATTCTACTAAATACTTGTTCATTATAATATAACTTAATAATATTTTCCTCTAAATATTTTAAGAATATGTGGAACTGACTTGAGCACCCCAAGCACAAACACGTCCATTGCACAAACTACGATTATAAATGGATCCTTTCTTTGCAGGTGCGACGCATCCCCCTGATCTCGCCATTTTAAGAGCTGTCTTCACATCATTTCTATCATAACTCTTGTAAGAAAGAAGAGCATCATTCGGTAGTCCAATTTTATAAGAACTCTTACCAACTGCTTTGGCCTTCAACATCTCGGTTCTTTGTGATGAATCCTTGGGTGCAATATAATTCATATGAGTTGAAACCGGATATTGGCGCTGACTTGTAAAAGCCGTGAAGTTTGATGGGCGGGAAGCCTTTGCCAAAAGTGTTGCCGCAGCTTGCGCGTCTACACTTTGTGCTGTGCGCCAATAGTAACGCCTAGAATTGGAAAACTCGCTGGCCCCATCTGCTACACCAAATTGCGGAGGATTTGGATGAACACCTGGCAATGCACCTAAAGTGTGGTTAATGCGAATTGCTCCAGTTGTTTGTGCAGTGTTCATAGGCGCAGTAATAGGAGCTGAAGTATAAGATCCACCTGAAAATGGAATATTGGTATATTGGTGATAAGCTATTGTGGTCATTTATTATATATTATTATTTTTATTATTGCTGAAATAATATATAATTTATAGAAATAGAACAAAAATATCGTGTCTAATATCTGCGAATTCCACGCCAAGCAACCTGAGAACCGCTGCTTTGATCACCACCATTAGACAAGTTGTTGTATGTCTGGTTAATGGCACGTTGCTTTAAGTATCTGGAATAATCAGAGCTATCATATACATATTTGGTGTTGCAAGCTGCAGCCTCCACACCAGTTCCATCACACTGAAGCATAACAGCACCAAAACGCTGCTTTAATCCAAACATACCTGGTCTGCTTTGGAAGGTCTGACAAGGTCCTCCACACGTGTAATACTTACGACTTAAAAGATCACCTGCATTATTGACTGCGCGAAAAGGGGTGATTGCACGAGCAGGGACACCACTGTAAGAAACAGTCTCTCTCCTATAGTTGGTATTCCACCCTTCCACAACAATATCACGATCATTCATATATTCCTCATAACCCACTTGTGTGTCTACTAGACGTTGAGGGATGAAACCAGGAATACCTTTACCTAAAGAAAACTGCGTTCCGTATTGAGCTCTAAAACCAGGAGCAAGTCCTGCGATGCTTAATGTTGGACCGACTGATCCATATAGACTAACACTTGTACCTGCCATATATATAAGGTCTATAAAAAATCACATTGAATTTAAGGCGGTGACCTATTTGACGATTTCCTTATGGTAACAGTGTACGTATCTGTCATTATATTATGTGAGCATAATGGTCATTAAATATTGTAGTCTGAGTCCAAAATAGCGCGCCAAAATCCCAGGGCTTAAGGTTTTTTAGATTTTTGAAAGTCCATTTCGTCTTTTCAATTTTGGACATTTTTTTTGTCCATTTTTTGAAAGCCAAATTGACTTTTGGAAAAAATAAGTCAAAAAGTGAGTTGTGACCAGAATGCTCTAAAATCCATTTTTTTGTTGAAAAAAGTGTGAGCATAAAATTTTTAAGTTTTTATATAAACTATTTAGACGAATTTTCTGTTTCCAATATATGGAACAATTGGAATTCGTAAATTCGTCAAAATTCGTTAAGAAATACGAATGCAAATTATGTGACCATTATTGGTCACGTAAATACGATTACACAAAACATCTTTTAACTGCAAAACACCAAAAACGGTCCATTGGAACTAAACAGGAACAAAAGGAAATCGTTAATTTCGTTAAAAATGGTTATTTGTGCGAATGCAATAAAATATACAATACAAAATCAGGATTATGGAAGCATAAGCAGAAATGTTCATACAACAAATCAGGAGAAAACGCCAAACATGATAGTAATTTAATAGACAAGGATATGTTTTTATCTCTCCTTCAACAAAATAATGAGTTTAAAGACGTTATTTTGGAACAGTCAAAACAAATAATGGAACTTGCAAAAACAAACAATTCTTCAATTACTAATAATAACAATTGCAACAATACTACAAATAATCAATTTAATTTGAACGTGTTTTTGAATGAAGAATGTAAAGATGCAATGAATATTATGGATTTTATTGGTTCTCTCAAGGTTCAGTTTTCTGATCTTGAAAATACAGGAAAGGTTGGTTATGTGAAAGGAGTCAGCGATATTTTCTTGAAGAATTTGAAAGAATTGGACGTGCATAAACGTCCAATTCATTGTAGTGATTTGAAGAGAGAAGTAATGTATGTCAAGGATAAAGATGTTTGGGAAAAGGATGAAGATAAGAAGAAAACAACATTAGCTATCAGGCATATTGCCGATAAGAATTTCAAACAGATCCATCAATGGCTAATAGAAAATCCAGAGGCAAAAGATGCTAGAAACAAGAAAAACGAACAATATATGAAAATTGTCAATAAATGCACTGGTGGGATAGATGAAGAAGAAGATGAGAAATATTATGGAAAAATAATTACTAACGTTGCAAAAGAAGTATTTATAAGAAAATAATGTTAACAAATTTTTGGAGCTTTATAATGTAACCCCAACAAGTCAAAATAGTTTTGTCCTAATGCAATATATCTAAAAGCGTTATTATTTACGTATTTTAAAATATTGCTTGTTTTTTTTAGAGAATTCTTATAATCATTTGACGTTTTATTTATTGAACCAATAAAATCAGTACCAGGTAAAAACCTTTTGGGCCATTTATTTAATAAATTTATATAATATTCTCGCTCTTTTTTATCAAAAAATTTTTGATCATATAAAATACTCCAACTTATATCAAAATATAAATTATGATATTTTTTTAATAAATTATCTAATAATTCAACATGGGTTTTTGAATCAATTAATTTTAATTCTCTAGAAAGTCCAAGATGCATCCATACAATTTTATTTTTTGGATATAAATTTAAAACTTCTAGCATTAATGGTAAGTATTTAAAATTATCATTATCATTACCTAAGTCGCAATGTAATGATAGCGGCATATTTTTCTTTCTTAGTCTAGTCATAAAAGTTTTCCATTTTTTTATAATATTTATTGGAACTTCATAAAAATTATTATTAAATATTGATTGTTTTACTAAATTAACCTCACCCATCCATCCAAAAAAATTTGGATATTTTTTTTCTAAAAATTTCATTTTTTTTACAATTGTTTCAGGTTTATTTAGATCTGGGAATGTCATTGATAAATTTATTTTAATATCTTTAATGTATTTATAATTTTCTGAAATAGCTTTTTTTAAATTTTCAGCATTTAATATATCATTTTCAATGGATGGTTTTATAATTGATTTTGGGCAATTTAAATAATGATCACATTTTTTATTTGTAAATATTTTCTGACCAATACCTTCACCTTCTATAAATAAAATACCAGAATTGTGTAAAATATTTAACATTTCAATAAATGGAATATTTTTTTTACCAAAAGGTTGTAAATGTAAATGTGTATCTACAATTGCATTATTATTTTTTGTTCTATTATAACATCTTTGCGTTTTATTTTGTCTTTTATTTTGTGTTATATATTTTGTATTTTTTTTTGTTTTATTCATTTTTAATTTATATTTATATAAAAAATAAATTTATTCCTGTTTTGAATATCTGTTTTTATTAATATTAATACCTTTCCAAAAGGTGGATTTAGTTTTCCGTGATCACTCTGGGTGCAATATTCATAGTGATCAGCTCTTGGAACAGCAGTTTACAAGCATAAGGAATTTCTACATAAGCAAACTCAGTCCTATTGTCGCACGTTCTGCATCTATGAATGTGAACTTGGTCATTATATGCTGCAATAAGCCCACACTTCTTACAAGTGTATACTTGATATTTATCTGAAGCATCATACAAACGACCTCGGGTAAAACGCGATGCGCCGTGTGAAATCGTAGCATCTCTTTCCATCTCACCAAATCTTAGACCACCATCGCGACTTCTACCTTCAGCCGGCTGGCGTGTTAAGTTCACCATCGGTCCAATAGCACGACTATGTTGTTTATCATTCACCATATGCTTCAACCTCTGATAAAACACCGGACCAATGAAGATATCACATTCTATTTGTTCTCCTGTGAGACCATTGTACATCACTTCATTTCCAGTACTTTGGTAACCGAGCTTCATCAATTCTTCGCGAACTATTCCAATGTCAAGATCTCCGAAACTGGTTCCATCACCGAAAAGTCCGAGTTCAATCAAAACCTTGCCCATTAGTGTCTCCTTCAACTGCGCAATCGTCATACGAGATGGAATGGCGTGAGGATTCAAAATGAGATCAGGACGCAACCCATTCTTTGTAAACGGTATATTTTCCTCAGGAATAATATTACCAATAGTACCTTTCTGTCCACTACGAGACGAGAACTTATCACCAATTACTGGCTTTCTTACAGCACGGAGTCGGACTTTGGCGAAATTGTATCCATCTCCGTTGCGCTCAATGTAATTCTTATCAATATAGGTCGGTTCATCCGTTCTATAAATGCGGCTTTGGTCTTCATATTTAATCACCTTCGTGTGATCATTGCGGTTTTCTCTAATCGGAGTGACCTTTGAAATGATGACATCGCGATTCTCCACCAACGTGTTTTCAGGAATAAGACCCTTGCTATTCACCTTGTTATAATTGGCAAATTTCATTCCCTTGGTCTTTGCACCATCTGGTTTGCAACGGATCTCTTCATCGCCATTGATCTTCTGCTTGTCTTCGTCCTTCTCTGTGTGGTAAATGGTTGCCTGGAAGAGACCGCGGTCAATAGATCCCTTATTGAAGAGCAGCGAATCCTCTTGATTATAACCAGTGTGTGTCATAATTGCGACAACCACATTTGAACCAGATGGGATCTTGTTAATATGAATCATATCCATTACACGTGTGTCCACCATCGGCCTCATAGGCGAATTCAAAACATAAGCGGTCTTGTCCATACGCTCAGCATAATTGGTCACATAAACGCCCATCGCCTGTTTTGCTTGCGCACATTGATATGTGTTTCTCGGCGATTGATTGTGTTCCGGAAATGGGATGCAAGATGCTAAGATGCCAAATATTGTACTTGGGTGGATTTCACAATGGGTGTACTTGCGAATCTCCTCGGTTCCTGCAGTTGATATAAGATCAGTTGGTTTCACAGCGATTAAAGACCAACTTTGCTCTTCAGGATCAATATATTCTAAAATGGCTTCATCAATCTTGCAATTCGTTAGCAAGTCGTCCCAAGTCAAAGCCCCTGTATTTAAATCGTTGATAATAGACTTCTTCACAAGAATGTTATTATCTTTGACTCTTAGCAGTGGCCTAGAAATACGCCCGCCGTCATTGCAAACGCGAATTTCGTTCCTCTTATAGTCAAACACAATAGAAACATAAATATTGATGATGCCACGGTGCTTCTTGTCTTTCAACATATTGTACAAGTTCAGAGGATCTTCGCTGATACCAATCCAAGAACCATTAATGAAGACTTTGGTTTTGTCATACATTTGGTCAGGAGTTAAGGTGCCAATTTCTAAAATATGTGGCATAATATATTCGTAGATCGGCATTGAGTTGGAGCTTATGGTCACGTGAGTCATATAGCTCAAATTTTTGACTACACCAACAGATTGCCCTTCCGGAGTATTGTGAACCACCAACCCATCTTTCAAGCAAAATCTTCCACGTTTATCGTAAAGTTGCCATCCAACATAAGGACCTATCCCTGCTTCTACTAAGCTAAATTTACTGCACTCAATGCCTTCTACTTTAAAGAGAACCAATTTATCTCTTGTGCTTTTATTAAGTTTCAAATAATTTTCAATTGTAATATCTAGAGTGTCATCATCATCAAAACCATTAACAAAATTTTCAGCTTCTTTTGAAGAATTGAAAGATTTTGATTGAAACTTTAATTCATTTCTATTCAAAAACTCAACAACATGCTTAATTTTTCTATTTTCTCTTTCTGATTTTCTAATACATTTATGCTGACGAATTCTGAGAGTCAATATATGATTGTCTGTAACGCGGTGTTTCATAAAATTATCTTTCTCTGGAATGACATCATACATATTTTTTTCTCCTGAACAAGTTGTGCGAACCTTTGTTGGATTCCCAAGATCATCAACAAGAACATCTCCAACTAGTATATCTCCAGCGCGTTTAACAGAACCATCCCACATCAAAATTGGAGTTTCTGGATCAAAACACTCCGCAGCACAAACATAACCGAACGTCGTGCTATGCAGCTTTCTAGGAGGGATCAACTTGCCGCTTTTGTCTGTAGGGGTACTAATACGCCTGGAATGGCTCAAACTCGCTACATAAGTCAATCGGTTCAGAACCTGTGCAACTCCTACTTTATTAGAGCTCACGTGTTTGATGCCGAAGTCACCCGTGGACAGTGCGCGCTTGATACCATTTTCAATCGTAGTAGACTTAATAATTTTATAAATGTTGGTCTCATTGATGATGCGCAAATAGTCGTCAGTGGATTTCCAAGATCCAGTATTGATTTCTTTGATCACCTGCTTCTCCATATCTTTGACCAACTTGTTGAAATAATTACGAAACAAGTTGTTGAGCAATGTGCCTGTCAGGTCAACACGCTTATTGAGATACGAATCGCGGTCATCTTGTTTGACCCAATCAAAACTCGCCTCCAATAAACGATAAACCATATATCCAAGGAACATCACTTTCTGAACAGGAGTGCTGCAGTGCGGGAACAAGTCATTGCTTAGAATATCAAGTGTGAACTCGTGTTTCTTCTTAGCGCCAGTCTCTTTATCCATATTAATCGGCGTATACATCGCCTGTAATGTAATATGTCTGATGCATTCTTCTTGTGTCAAATAACCATTCGCATCAATGATGGACGCTTGGAGCCCCTGTAAGACCTCCTTCTCCTTGGATTCAGACAAGTTCAACAAAATCTTCTGGCAAATCTCTTGATCGGAAATAACACCTAGAGCACGAAACAACACGAACAGTGCAATCGGCTGCTTCAATCGCGGTAACTGCACATAAATCGGACACCCGAATCCATTGTTCTTAGAAGACAAATATAAGTTGATTTGCTTCGGCGAAATGCACTTGAAATCAGGTACGGATTTGATTTCTGCGGACCAAGAATATTTTGTACTATTTTTTCCAACATTGAAACAGTACACCCGATTTTCTGCAGCGCGTTCTTGACCTAATACAGTTTTTTCTGAACCATTTATGATGAAATAACCACCAGCATCATACTTGCACTCTCCAGTGTGTACATTTTCTACGTGCTTGTACTGGTTCAATACGCAAATGCTGGACTTCAACATAATTGGCATTTTTCCAATGTGGATTTTAGGGAGGCTCTTGTAAAAGGTCTGAGCATTTTCCAGGTTCTCGCCGTTTCTAACAACAAATTTGATGTTAATGTCCACAGTCATAGCAGACGAATAGGTGAAGTTGCGAAGGCGTGCCACTTGTGGGAACATCAGACTAGTTGCACCGTTGTTTTCGTGAATTTGTGGACGATACATATGAAAGTTTTCAAAAGTAACAAATATTTCTAGTGAATACTTCCCAGACTTAATATCAAAATCTTGTTCGGAAGCAATGTGGACAGGATTGAACATTTCTATTGTTTTAATAATTTGGTATCCTACAAAATTATTATACGATTCTAACTGATGTCTAACGAGTCGCTCCAAATGCTGGCCTTTGAAGTAAGACTCAATAATAGACCAAGGGGTTTCAATATATTGATCATTATGAACGTCAAAATTATCGGGAGTAGATGTCATTGGTTTGATCTTTTGTTGTGTGATAATGTGTGACTGATTCATTTAGATATTTATCATTTCAATTTATTTTTAAATTGTTTTCATAGTGATTATTTAATAAACTAAAAATGCAAAAAAATCAAACTAATAGTCCATTAAATTACTTTGTTTGATATCAAAAATAAGAGAGGTCAGTGTAGAAAAACCGCTTGCAACTTGATATACTGAATAAGAAATAATTTCTTTGGATCTAGATAATATGAAAAAATCAATCAATGTGTCGCTTATGTCAGAAGTGGTTTTTTGAAATGCACCAAGATGTGTTTTTTCAGAAGGCCAATAAGCTAATGTAGGATATAGATCTTTTAATATTCTACCCATTTCATCACAATCAGTAATTAATATATATTGACAATCATTATTCACCAAAACGTTATATATTTTATTTTTTATTATTTCTTTTAAATTATCGTCAATAGAATTATTTGTATTAAAAATACAATTATCACCTAAGCGTAAATGGATAACTTTATAATTTGAAGATGGATCAATATTATAATAACGATCAAAAACTAAAAACAATTTATTTTCTAATAAAAAATTGGGTTGTAATAAGTTTTTTAAAAAAGTCTTGCACTCATATTTTATTGGTCCAAAATTGAAAACATTTCCGTGACTATCTTTTGAATAAAATGCATTTGTAATTAATGAAAATGACTTCCCTGATTCAAACTGATCGCGAATCATTTTGTCAATATTTTGATAACTGTTTGGAGGTAATATTTCTTGAACCTCCATATTAGAATCATCAGTTATAAAATATGGTTTGGGTTTTAAATGTTTAAATATTGGATGAATATCTTTATCAAAATACAATGTATAATCATATTTTTTTGAATATTGATATAATGTAATTGAACCTCGTAAAAAATCGGCAAAACCAGGAGGACAAGGTATTGTTTTTAATATTGGCAAATAACTATGAATGACTATTGGATTATGATATTGCGTTTTCTCTCTTGACATCAAAAATATAAGTATAATTTATTCTTGGTCAAGAGTTTAATATTTAATTTTTCAAATATCTTTTGTTGAGTTTGAGAGAATATAAAAAGAAAGAATATAAAAGCAATGTAAAAGAATATGCAATGAAAGAAGTCATTCAATTTCTTGATGAAAATAATAAATGTTCTTTACAAGATCACCCATCAGATCAAGATCACCCATCAGATCAAGATCACCCATCAGATCAAGATCACCCATCAGATCAAGATCACCCATCAGATCAAGATCGCCAATTCAAAAAATCTCCAAAATGTTGCGACAATGAAGTCAATCCAAAAACAGAAACCGAAAAAGCCCAATTGGCTGAATTCTTAAAAAAAATAAATGCTACTTATGAAAGTTCTAATATGAGTTATGGATACAACTACAAAGATTATTTGAAATATAGTCGCGAAAAATACAACCCTAATTATTATAACGATGTTCATTTTATGGTAAGACCAACCCATCATAATAAAAAATTATATGGTCCATTAAAAAATCCTCGCAATCCAATTTCTCTTATAAAAAAAGATGTTATTGAAATCAATGTGGATATAAATAATATAGATGACTTGTTAAAACTCATCAAAGATAATCCGTTATCTGAAACAAAAGAATATAATATTAATATGGATTCACTTCATAGGATTGAACCCTATCTAAAAAGATTAAATGATATGATTGGAATGAAAGACTTGAAGCAGAGCATTCTTGATCAAATCCTATATTTTATACAAGACTTACATAAGGCAACAAATCACGGTGTAGTGGGTGATTTTATGCACACAGTTATTTATGGGCCACCAGGTACAGGCAAAACAGAAGTTGCCAAGTTAATAGGCAAGATATTTTGTAAACTAGATATTTTGAAAAAGGGTACATTTAAGAAGGCAACTCGCACAGATTTAGTAGCAGGATATCTTGGTCAAACTGCAATGAAAACGAATGACTTAATTAAAGAGTGTTTAGGAGGAGTTCTTTTCATAGATGAGGCATATGCTCTTGGAAATTCGGAGAAGCGCGATTCATTTGCGAAAGAATGTATTGACACATTGTGCGAGGCATTGAGCAACCACAAAGATAATTTGATGGTTATTATTGCAGGATATGAGTCCGAATTGAAGGACTGTTTTTTTGCGTATAATCAAGGACTTGAGTCTAGATTTAATTGGCGTTTCAAGACGGGACAATACAATGGCAATGAGCTTTATGAAATTTTTGTTAAAAAAGTGGAGAAAATAGGCTGGACAATAGATTCAAATATTGAGGCAAAATGGTTTGAAAAAAATGCTGTATATTTCAAGTTTTATGGGAGAGATATAGAAACTGTTTTAGCCAAAGCGAAGATTGCACACGGAAGGCGTATTTTCGGAAAGTCATCTGAAAATAAGAAAAAACTAGATAAGAAAGATTTAGAAAAAGGGTTTGAAAATTTTTTGAAGAATGATGATGTTAAAAATCGGAAGGAAGATGCAAATCACTCAAATCATTTGAGTATGTTGTATTTATAAATTTATTTCTTACACAATTTCGTAAAATGATTTTAATAATAATAATACATAATAATAATTCTATTTGAAATGGCAACAAATTCTAAAACAATAAAAATAAATACTGAATATTTCAATAATATTGGTGGAAAAACAAAAAAAAATCGTGGTTCTGTAGCAGAAAAACAGTCAATACAAAAACCGATCATAAATCCAAATTCTTTGAAGCGTCATTTATTGAACCGTATCAAGGCGCATAAAAACAGAGAGAAAAAAGAATATGATGATAATCAAAAAATGGCATCTGCAGAATCTACTACAAACACAAGTGCAACTACAAATGCTAATGCCAATTTTAACGATGAATTTTATGATTCAATCAATTATTTAAATAGTTTATCAAAGAAACAAAAGGAAGACAATGACAAGAAGAAATATGAAAAAGCAATGGAACAAAAAATGGAAACTATTTTGGCAAACAAAACAGTAAAAAATCATAATGCGGTGTATGGAGGTCAGATCTTACCTTACGTTGAACTTGAATTGCCAGAAGAGTTGAAAGAACCAATTGTACCAGTTTTGAGTCCTGTACAAAATGCATCATTTAAATTGAATTATTCAATTAACGACAGTGTGCCGTATGGATGTTTGAAGGGCGGGATTAAACCTACCTATAGAACAGTAAATAATATTACACGGCGCAATGAATCAGTTTATCATCAACAACAAGCGCCTATAAATGTATATCAACCTGTTACTATGCCTCAACAAATTGTGAATCATAGTCCTCCTATAGGAATAGCTATGAATGATAGGAGAAAGAGACTAGAACTTTTGAAACAAAAGATCCAAAGACACGAAGTTATGAATATGTCACAAATGACACCATACATTGAGACAGTTCCAATACAAAGTATAATGCAACAACAACCACAACAACAACCACAACTACAAGTACAACAACAAAAACAAATACAAATAGTAACGCCCGAAAAAAAGGAAGATGAAGAAGACAAACCTACAAAGAGATTTATTAAGCGTACAATCAAACGAAAATACACATTAGGTAAATCCAAGGTTTATAAAAAAGTGGGCATTCTTATAAAAGATAAAAACACAAGGAAAAACGTTGTCAATGCACATAAAGATTTGAAAAAGAAACCAATCAATGAAGTGAAGAACTACTTGAAGAAACACGGGTTATTGAAAGTAGGTAGTAATGCACCGAATGATGTATTGCGTAAAACATATGAAAGCGCGATGTTATCAGGAGATATTATTAATATTAACAAAGACACACTTCTTCATAATTTTTTAAATGACACTGATAATGAATAATCCAATCATACAAAATTTGAAAACGCAAAATTTAAAAAACTTATTTTAAGGTTTTATTATCTGATCTTAAAATAAGTATGGAAACTACTAATAATAAATTGCCTGAAAAGGTTGAAACATTTTTTAAAGAATTAAGTGAATATTTGGATACCAAACTTCTTTATTATGGTAGCGTTCAAAGGCGTGATTATTTTGAAGGAAAAAGTGATATTGATGTGGATATTTTCACTGACAATACAACTAGCATTGTTAATAAATTACAATATTTTTTGGATGTTCCAAAGAAAAGATTCAAAAATGTTATATGGAGACTACACGATAATAATAAAGTGATTTATGGTAAAAAAATTTATTATATAGCACCCAATGAGGAATTCAAAGTGGAGTTCTCCATTTATGATGAAAAATATAAGAAAGACGTATTGAGACAGCATTTGAAAAAAACTGTTTTGCCATTTTACGCAATATGGATGCTGACTATTTTAAAGTTTTTTTATTATCAAATGAATTTCATAGATAAAAAAACATTTAGTTATATAAAAACGTGGATTCTTACACTTGCAATAGGTATGCCAAATGAAGACTTTGTAGTTCTTGAGTCAATTTGATAAAGATAAAGATAAATACAAATACATAATTTAATTAACAAATATTATTAAAGACTACAAACACTATTATAATATACATTAAAAGATATTATAATGGCATTAGTAAAAGACTATTTTGAAAAAACCACACATTATAAAGAGGAATATGGAGAGAAAACACTTGTTTTGATGCAGGTCGGATCTTTCTTTGAAGTATATGGAATTCAAGATCCAAATACAGGTAAAATTAGTGGAAGCAATATTTGCGAATTTTCCAGAATATGCGATCTCAATATTGCTGAGAAGAATATTTGTGTTGGAAATCAAAATGTTATTATGGCAGGTTTCTCTCTTTCGCAAATTGATAAATATTTGAAGAAGCTCCAAGATGAATCCTATACTGTGGCAGTTTATACACAAGATGAACAGGCAAAAAATATTACGCGCAGTTTGGCTGGAATCTGGTCGCCTGGTACCTTTTTTTCAGTTGACTCACCTAAGATCACAAATAACATATTATGTATTTGGGTCCACACGCTAGACTTGAATTCATCATCTTCTCTCTTACAAAAGATTTTGAAAGGTGGAAATGGGGAATCAAAACAAATGATATACATTGGAATTGCAAATATTGATATATATACTGGAGCATCTTCCATTTTTGAGTTTTCGGAGAATTACATTAAAAACCCGACAACTTTTGATGAATTGGAGAGATTTGTATCTATTTATCAACCGAGCGAAGTGATTTTAGTAGGACACAGTTCAGTAGAAGAGATGGAACTCATCATCAACTATGCAAATATAAAATGCAATAGTGTGCATCTAATTAGTTTGGTAGAAACAACCCAGAATAAACAATCCAATTATGTGAAGCAAGCTTTTAACTGCGAAAAACAGGTTTATCAAAAAGAGATCCTTGATAAGTTCTTCCCAGACAAATATACTACACATTCAGACCATAGTGCACAGTTTTTCCAGAAGGTCTATGCCACACAAGCGTATTGTTTCTTGTTGGATTTTGTTTATCAACATAACCCCTATTTGGTAAGCAAAATTATGGAACCGGCATTTGAGAACTGTAGCGATCGCCTTGTCTTGGCGAATCATTCATTAAAACAACTCAATATTATTGATGATGACAGTGATTATAATGGGAAGTATTCTTCCGTTGTGAAATTATTGAACCATTGTGTAACGCCAATGGGAAAACGCAATTTTGCCTACTTGTTTTTGAACCCGACTACAACCACATCATATTTGCAGTCAGAGTATAATATAATAGAACATATTATTACAACATATATGGGTACAAAGGACACAGAATTTATAAGACATAAGTTGGGGACCATTAAGGATATTCATAAAGTGAACCGGCAGATTATTATGAAAAAGATTCCACCGAAGACCTTGAGTCAAGTATTTAAGAATTTGCATACTATTCAGGAATTGTACGAATCATTGAAGGGGGATCAAGTTTTGCAAGAGTATTTGCAAAAAGACAAGCCAATTTCAAACAATGGAAATGTCTTTATTATTTGCCAAACCTTGATAGATTTTCTGGAGAAAAACCTCAATATTGAATTATGTTCAACCATTGATACTGTTCAACAATTTGAAACCAATTTTATACAACCATGCATCAATTCAGAATTGGATAGTAATACGAAGTTGTTGAGCGAGTCCTTTGAAATTCTGAATAGTATTCGCGAATATTTTAATGATCTCATTGGTAAGACCGAGAAAGCGAAGGCGAAGTCCAGCGATTTTGTGAAATTACACGAAACCGAGAAAAACAGTTTTAGTTTGGTGGCTACAAAACGAAGATGCGCTATTTTGAAGGAAGCTTTAAAGAAATCTACTCATAGTCAAGACGAGGTTTTATTACAATACAATGGATCGCAAGTATACCATTTGAAAGTGAATAAAGATGCAATATCTTTTGCAACACAAAGTGCTAGCAATGACTGTATAGTGAGTAGTCAAATCAATGGATTATGTAAGAATATTACTAGCATCAAGTTGAAGTTGAAAGATATGATCACTAGTGTTTATAATGGTATCTTGGAACAGTTGGAAAAATATCAGACAGAAATTGAAGGAGTTATTAATTTTGTTACATTAGTAGATGTTGTTTTTTCAAAGGCGGTTATTGCCCAAAAATATAATTATTGTAAACCACAAATAGATGTTGATGCAGATAAATCGTTTGTACAAGCACAAGGACTACGTCATTGTTTGATAGAGAAAATCCAACAATCGGAAATATATGTGACAAATGATATTTGCTTAGGGAAAGCGTCAGATGGAGATAAATCTTTATCAAAAGATGGTATGCTCTTGTATGGTACAAATGCAGTCGGCAAAACGAGTCTAATAAGGGCTCTTGGTATAGCTGTCATAATGGCCCAAGCTGGACTCTATGTGCCGTGCTCTCAATTCTTATTTAAGCCATACAAATATATATTTACTCGCATCATTGGCAACGACAATATTTTCAAAGGTCTATCTACCTTTGCAGTGGAAATGTCTGAACTGCGGACAATTTTGCGCCTAGCAAATCAAGACAGTCTTATTTTGGGAGATGAGTTATGTTCAGGAACTGAGAGCATATCAGCGCAAAGTATTTTTGTAGCAGGGATTCAACAGCTGTGTACAAAGAAAAGCACATTCATCTTTGCTACGCATTTGCACGAGATTGTGGATTATTATGAGATCAAGGAACTTTCAGGTCAAATTAATTTGAATCATATGGCAGTGATATATGATAAGGCAAATGACGTTTTGGTTTACGACCGCAAACTGAAAGACGGCCCAGGGACAAATATGTATGGACTAGAAGTTTGTAGGTCGCTGAATTTGCCGCAAGATTTCTTGGAGTTAGCACATCAAATAAGAATGAAATATCATCCAGAAGGTTTATCTGTTTTGGCACAGAAGACGTCCCATTTTAATGCAAAAAAAGTGATGGGAAATTGTGAAATGTGTAATAACAAAATAGGAACAGAAGTGCATCATTTAGAACATCAAAGTGAAGCAGATAAAAATGGAATAATTCGGAAATCAGATGGAGCAGTATTTCATAAAAATCATCCAGCAAATTTAATGACATTGTGTGAATCATGTCATCAAAAAATGCACCATAATGTAAATGGTGATACAATTAATAAAATTGTTAAAAAAATTAAAAATGTTAAAGCAAAAATATGATAAGTAACCTATAAAACGTTAATATCAAAATACCTAATATAATAATTATAATATTCTTTTTTGGATTTTTCATCTTGTTTACTTGTAAAATATAAATGTAATATTGAATCAACTAACAAACTTGAAGATCGTGGTATATTTGTAAATGTCTCATTGTTGAAAATATTTAGTATTAATATTGCTGTATTATTACCACATTCAAAATTACATTCGTCTCTTAGATATTCTACTGAATTTGATAACATATTTGGATTTTGATTTTGATTTTTAAAAGTACCATTAAGATTGTTGAAATCTATTTCATTATATTCATTGTCTTTTAATAAAAAAGATTGATCTTTAAAATTATAATCTAAATTTTTATTTTTGAACATTTTTTGACAAGAGTGGTGACAATCCATATGTAAATCATATGATTGTGTTATTATATCAGCAGATTTATATATTAAATGTTTTATAACAAAAAATCTATATAATTCATAAAAAATTAAAATTAAAATACTTAATATAAATATTTGAAAAAACGTCTGTTTATTATTTTTTCCGGAATTTTTAAAAAAATCAAAAGTATATAATAAGTAAAAATAAAAAACAATAAATATAAAAATAAATAAATAAAAATAGTTACTATAAATATTCATTTTCAAGCTTGAAATTTTTGGAATAATATAATTTATTTGCATATTTTCTAAGAAAGATGGTTGGAGAATTAATTTATTATACAAGAATGTATTTTCTAATAGTGTGTTATAAATAGAAGCTAAATAGATACATCTTGAATTAGCAGAATTTGTATCTCCAAAATATTCTAGTAATAATGGTGATTTTGATCTTGGTACAGGTTCATTATTTTCAGAATAATAAAATCTAGAAAAAATATGAATATGTCTAGATCCAATAGGAGATCTTTTATCAGGATTCAAAATTTCAATATATTTATTAATTTTATCTTTTTCTTCGGTAAAAACTAATTCAGATAATAGGACTGCATGATAATAAACGTCTGATCTGAAAATAGCCCATAAACTTTTTTTTGATAATTAATTATAAAAATTTATAAATCTCTGATATAAAACGCCTGAATTAAATAGACCGGGTGCAAATTGGACCTGAAATAAACAAGGACAAGTAAATGCATAAGAATACAAATTGTTTTCTAAATTAACTTTTTCAATCTTCCAACATTCTTTTGAATTGTAAATAATTGTCATAGTACTTATAAATATTTATAAATATTATTAAATATATTTTTGTATAATTATAATATGGATATAATTATTCAAATTATTATTTTTGCTGGATTAATGTTGGGTCTTATTATTATTTTTCAAGTAATAGATTTTGATTCAAATAATGAAAATCAAGATAACAAAGTGCTTCTGGGAAGTGCGACGATTGAAACAATGGAATCAGGTGGTGGCGGAGTAGGTGGTGGCGGAGTAGGTGGTAGTGGTTCTAATCAACAACGAGTGGGTCCGAATCCAGATTTAGCAATTGATATGAACGAGTTTAATTCTCAAAGAATACCAGAAGAGAGTTTTTGCAAGTTAGTTGAAAATGATAGTCTACATACTTTAGATAAGGATTGCAATAAATTATCCAGAACAAATTGTTCAAAAGTGAAGTGTTGCGGTTATTTAAATGACGAAAAATGTGTACAAGGAGGTGAGTTCGGTCCCACATATAGATCAGATAAAGATGGTAATGAAATTGACATTGATACGTATTTTTATATGAATAAACAATGTATTGGACCCGGTTGCTCAAAAGATGAATAAAAACCCGAAAAAATTGAATTTAAAAATAGAATATAAAAGATTAGTATAATATAAGAGATAAGATGATCATACCAATCAAATGTTTTACTTGCGGAAAAGTCATTGCAGACAAGTATCGTTATTATTGCCAAGAAGTGAGGAAACGCAAATTGGCAAAAGATATGGATGTAGATAAGGTGATTTATTTAACCAAAGAATTCAGAGACAAGACACCCGAGGGCGATGTTTTGGATGAATTGAATATGACAAAAATGTGTTGTAGGAGACATTTCTTGTCTCACGTGGATATTGATTAATTTATAAGTTTATTTCTTATAATAATATATAATGGCTACAAGAAAACACTATAAAAAATCAAAATTAAATAGAAAAAAGTGCGGTGGGAAATCCAAGTCACATAAGAGTCAAAAGTTATGGAAAATGAAGGGATGTTCAACAAAGAAATTAAGGAGAATGCAAAGAGGTGGGAATTGTCAATGTGGTGCACCTATGTTATTGACGCAAAGTGGAGGACAAAGTGGAGGACAAAGTGGAGGACAAAGTGGAGGAAACTGTAGCGCATGCAGTGCACAACCTTTGATTCAAAGTGGAGGTGAATTGCAAACCCACGTTGGATCTGATTGGACTCCCAGCATAGGAGGATGGCCTGGTGTAGCTGGACGCCAAGATGGTTCTTGGTTACCATTGAATCAACACAAACTTGATCTACAAACTGGTGGAGTTATTTCAGAGCGCGACTACCAGTTTACAGCTGGTAAACCAAATCCTACATATTTTTTTTCAGGCGGATCCAAAAAATACAGGAATAAGAACAAAGGTCGCAAGCTTAAAGGCGGATCCTTATTAGGCAACTTAGTTCAAAATGTCAAGTTCGGTGTAGGCAGTGCATATAATACATTATATGGATATGCTCCACCAGTGAATCCTCAGCCTTATGTACAAGATAATCTTGCAAGAATGTCATTAAGAGAGTTTATCAGATAAATCCACCTTACCCTTTGGGAAGTAGGGTGGAGCCAAAAATAGGAAAAATAGGAAAAGGTGATTTTTTTCTATCAATATATCATAATGGCTCCGTTACCTAGAAAACTTAAGGATCTTTGCAGTCCTGCGCTATTTTATTTTGTCTTATCTATGATTGGCCTTGTTGTTTCTGCTTGGGAGAATATGGGTAGAAAGAACATCTATGTTTTAGGAGGAATGCCTCGCCGCGTTACTAGCACTCCTCTTGTCTTCTTGATCAAGATTATCTACATCCTTTTCTGGACTTGGATCTTGAACTTGATCTGCAAGGATGGTTACACTAACGTCTCTTGGTTCCTTGTTCTTATTCCTTTCATTCTTCTTTTTGCTGTTGTTCTCTTACTTATGGTAAGCCCTTATGAGGGTATGCATAATCCTAAGAAGATGAAGGAAGGTCTTGAGAGTAAAACCAAGATGCCAATGTCTAAGAATAGCCCACAAATAGCCGCAATGAAGCGTTAAACAACTATTTCAAAAATTAATCCAATGATATAATGTAATTTTCTCATATTATATCATAATGGCTCCACTTCCAAAATCTTTGAAAGAATTGTGCACACCTGCGTTCTTATATTTCGCCGTTTCAATGGTTTCATTGATTGTTATGGTTCTTGGCAACCTCGGAAATACTTCTAAATTCAATTTAGGATTTTTTTCTGTTTATGTTCCTAATGTGACATTCGTTTTCATTGTCCAATTTATTTACATTCTTTTCTGGACTTGGATCTTGAACTTGATCTGCAGGGATAATCGCAAGGGATTCGCTTGGTTCCTCGTCCTTATCCCATTTATTCTTTCTTTCCTTCTTTTAGCACTTGTCTCAAGCAAGGAAGGATATACTAAGAAAGTTATGAAGCGCAGAGCTAAACGTTAAATTTTATCCATAAAACCCATAAAACCCATAAAACCCATAAAAATAAATTATAAAATCACTCAATAATTTTATAATTAAAATAATAAATATTTTACACATTTTTACATTTCAAAACCCCATAACATATTAAAAACATTTTAATAAATAATATATGGCATATATTGAAATTATAAATAATTCAGAAAAATATATTGAAATGTTAAAACAAAAAGATAAAATTTATATCAAATATTCTGATATTACACCATCAGATTATTTAGTTAAAATATCTGACACATTATCTGGTTATTATGATGTTCAATATTTTACAATAAATAAAACACAGTTTAACCCTGATGATTTTTTTTTAAATTATAAAGTAATTTGTGGTGACTTTTTTTGCGGAGAAGGTTTTCTTCAGAAAATTGACAAGACAATTTCTAATAAAGAATGGGCATTTACTAGTAAGTGATAAGAGGTTCTCCATTTAACCAAAGGTTCTCCATTTAACCAAAGGTTCTCCATTTAACCAAAGGTTCTAAACCCTGAGAATGACATTGCAGCTAATATAATTACCATTCCAATATAATCATCCAAAGTTGTTGGAATAAGTAGCCAATAATTATTTACTACAATTTGCCCAATAAAGTCAAATACATAAGAGCTCAGACTAACTTGGGCAGGATTCAAGAAAGTATTACCTAGACGATTCGCAGGGATCACAAAGAACCACTCAATAGTTGCCCAAAACTCACTTGTTAATAATTTTTTATAAAATGTTGCATAAGGCCCTTTTAATGTAGTTTGCATAAACATCGCCAAATCAAAAGCGATAAGAAGCATAAGATTAAGAAAAATCCAATATAAAAATGTAATAGTAGTAACTGATTTCATTTACTATAATAAAATAAAATAATATAATAATAAATTAGTATAATGTCAAGTCAACCAGTCACTAAAATATATGACTATATCTTATATTTCGGATCGTTTATAACATCACAAGCATTAAGTATGTGGGGTCAATTTTTCACATTAAAATTCAAAAACTTAACTACTTGGGAGGCTCTTAAGATGGCACTCCCCTTTGCTTGGGTGGACTGGATATTCCTAACCTTCGCAATTGATATTGGACATACGAAAAAATTGGTAACTCCAACACAAGACACTTTTCTCTTGATTATAAGTCAGTTCACTTTAGTAAATATTATAAATTATTTTTATTTAAAACAAAAGGTTTATTTTAGCGACTTTATTGCATTCTTTTTAATTATTCTTGCATATTCCATTACTTTTTTCAATCTTGTATCAAAAGCGCTCAATATTCCTGTACTAAAAAAGGTAAACGAAGAAAATGAAGAATCAGAATCAGAAACAGAAACAGAAACAGAAAAAAAATCAGATGAAATAAAACCAAAAGAAGCATAAACAATAAAAACAGAAGAGAAAATTGTAAATAAAAAGTAAAAAATAAAAAGCAAAAAATAAAAAGCAAAAAATAAAAAGCAAAAAATAAAAAGCAAAAAACAAAAAGCAAAAAACAAAAAAAAATATACTAATGAAACACAAATAAAATAATAATATCTAATTATATTAACTATTATTCAATGCCAAAATTAGATATAAAAAGACATAAAAATGGACTATCATATGACTTGAACGGATTTAAATTCATTTCTATAAAAGGATCTCCGAGAGAAAGGGGTCAAGCCCTTGGATTTTTTAGTGCAAAAGATTTCAAAAAGGTACAAGAAGTAATGAAGTTCACTTGTTGGGAAAACAATGGACAAACTTGGGAATATTTTATTGAAGCAACCAGAACCAATTTAGAAGATAAAATCAAAAAAGAGTTCACTGAGTTCTACGAAGAAATGCAAGGAATTGCAGAGGGTATCAACGAATCAGGAATTACCCAAACAACTTATGACGAAGTGTGTGCTTGGAACAACGTATTCACTATAGTTGACTCTTGGTATAATACAAAAGGAGGAGTTGGTTCAAAAGAAGGCGGTGGTCAGCCTGATAGATGCAGTGCATTCATTGCGTGTGGTGACTACACAACTGACGGCAAGATAGTGTGTGCCCACAATAGTTTTGTAAATTTTATTGAAGGACAATTTATGAATTATGTTGTAGATATTCAACCTGAAAAGGGCAATCGCATATTGATGCAAGGTCAACCTGGATGGATCTGGAGCGGCACTGATTTTTTCATAACAGACAAGGGAATTATTGGAACAGAGACAACGATTGGTGGGTTCAAAGAATATGAAAACAATTTACCGATTTCCTGTAGGATCCGTCAAGCAATGCAATATGGAAAGTCATTGGATGATTATGTAGATATTTTATTAAAGGGCAATTCAGGTGACTATGCCAATACGTGGTATCTAGCAGATATTAATACTAATGAGATAATGATGTTTGAGCTCGGTCTGAAATACCATAATGTGCAAAGAACCAAGAATGGCTATTTCATTGGATTCAATGGGACATTTGATCCACAAATTCGTAATATGGAGTGTGTAAATCAAGGCTTCTTTGATGTGAGGAGACATCAAGGTGCACGCCGTGTCCGTTTGACCGATTTAATGGAGGGCAATAAAGGCAAAATCAATGTTGAATTGGCAAAAAAACTAATTGCTGACCATTATGATGTGTATTTGAAGAAGGGAAATAATCCTTGCTCGCGCACAGTTTGTTCGCATTATGAGTTGGATGGTCGCGAATATATGTCTCAAGCAGACAGACCATTTCCATATCAACCCCGTGGTGCAATGGATGGATTTGTGGTGGATAGTACTATGGCGAAGAATATGAGTATGTGTGGTCGCTGGGGATCCAGTTGCGGCACACCTTTTGATGCAGAAAAATTTTTTGATGAACATAGACAATGGATCACCCAAAAACCTTATTTGGATAGCAGACCAACTCAACCTTGGACTGATTTCAAAATTATGGATGTCCATAAAGGAAAGGGCAAAACTGCTGAGAGAGAATCCGGAGAGGGAGAGGTTGGGAGAGAACCTAATGGGAGAAAAATGGGCAAAAATAAAGCCAAGAGTTCTAAGAAAAAGGGAAAAAATATGAAAAAACAAACCTTTAAAAATAAAAGTCATAACAAGAAGTTAGTTTTGGAAGAAGATGAAGATGAAGATACAACAACAACAGAAACTAGAGAAACTGAATCAAGTTCTACAACTCATCCATAAATATTTTTAATATACTAATATAATATTAATTCATTCAAATAATATTATAAAAATATATAATTATTATAAGTAAAATGGAAAGCATTTCTTGGAAGCTTATTGATAAATATTTTAAAGACAATCCGTACAACTTGGTTGCACATCATTTAGAATCATACAACGATTTTTTTAATTCAGGAATTAACCAGATCTTCAAGGAAAATAATCCAATTAGATACATTGATAGGGAAGAAGATGATAAATCCAACACAAATAGTAGAAAACAAATGTTATTATATTTAGGTGGAAAAGATGGTAGCAAAATCTATTTTGGTAAGCCCATTATATACGACGACAATTATAGTCATTATATGTATCCGAATGATGCTAGGTTGAGAAATATGACATATGGAATGACGGTCCATTATGATGTGGATGTGGATATTATTTATTTTGAAGGAGGAGTTAAGAAAGAACACACCATAACCTTGGACAAAATTTATCTAGGTAAGTTCCCGATTATGCTCCAATCTAATATGTGTATTTTGAAAGATCTTGTCCCAGAAGTCAGGTTCAATATGGGAGAATGCATCAATGATTATGGTGGTTATTTTATTATTGATGGAAAGGAAAAAGTTGTGATTCCTCAAGAAAAATTTGCAGATAATATGCTTTATATAAGGAAAAACAAGGCCGATGATATTTACAGTTTTTCGGCAGAAGTCCGTTCAGTTTCTGAAGATGCGTCTAAGCCACAACGCACAGTGGCAGTGAAAATGGTCGCTCCAAGTAGCGTTCTCTCTAACAATCAAATTGTAGTTGCTGTTCCTAATGTGAAAAAGCCGGTTCCACTATTTATTTTAATGCGCGCTCTTGGAGTGATTTCAGATAAGGAGATTATTGAATATTGTTTATTAGATCTAGAGAAAAATAAAAGTTATATTGATTATTTTATACCCTCTGTTCATGACGCCAATAAAGTTTTCAATCAAGAAACTGCGCTTAAATATATTGCAAGTTTCACAAAACGTCGCACTATTACTGGAGTCCTTGATATTTTGATGAACTATTTCTTATCTCATATTGGTACAAATAATTATCTGGATAAGGCATATTATGTAGGTTATATGGTTTATAAAATGTTGAGAGTTGGATCCGGAGATGAATTGCCAACAGATCGCGACAACTTTCGTTTTAAGAGGATTGAATTGACTGGAACCCTTATTTATGATCTTTTTCGTGAGTATTATTTGATTCAAAAGAGAGAAATATCATTGCGCCTAGATTCTGAATATTATTATCACAAAGACAAATATGAAAGCAACTTTTTTAGTCTTATTGAAGACAATTACTCGGAATTTTTCAAAGAGCGCAATATAGAAAAGGGGTTTAAGAAGGCATTCAAGGGTAATTGGGGATCAGAGGCCAGAACAAAACGCATTGGCGTTGTCCAAGATTTGAATCGTCTATCTTGGAATACATTTATAAGTCAGTTGCGTAAGTTTAGTCTGCCATTAGACTCAAGTGCCAAGGTTGTAGGACCTCGTTTGTTGCACTCATCACAATGGGGATATATTGATCCAGTAGACACTCCTGATGGTGGAAATATTGGTCTTCATAAACATATGGCCATTAGCACTGCAGTATCAAGCGGATATTCATCAACCCATCTTATTAAATGGTTGCGTGCAAAAACGGACCTGAAAATTTTACAGGAATGTAATCCAAAAACTCTGGCACAAAATACCAAGGTAATTGTAAATGGTATATGGATTGGTGCGATTGATAATCCAATTGAAACGAGAAAGATGATGAAGTTATTTAAACGCAATGGGATTTTACCTATTTATACAAGCATTTCATTTAATTATGAGCATAATGAGTTATATATTTATTGTGATTCAGGACGGTTAGTAAGACCGATTTATTATATAGAAGAAGAAAATGACAAATCCAATCCCAGTTTTAAGAGAGAAGAAATTGCCGAGATGTTGAATTCAGGTAAGATTACTTGGGAAGAGATCATTTCTGGGATCAAAGATAAAAGTGGAGATGAGTCATTTCATACAAAACGCAATAAAATATATGACTTGGATGAGTTGTATCCATCTTTCAAGGGAAAAGGGTTAGATGTTATTGAAGATGAACTACGAAAGAATAGTGCAATGGTTGATTATGTTGACACGTCAGAAGAAGATGGACTTCTTATTGCCGGAAATTTAGATGAAGTGAAGAAAAACAAATTTTATACAAACATTGAGATAGACCCAACCTTCTTACTTGGTGTCCTAGGAAATCTTATTATTTATCCAGAGCATAATCAGTTCCCTCGTAATGCATTTTCTTGTGGTCAGAGTAAACAAGCTGTATCTGTTTATCATAGCAATTATCAAATGCGCATTGATAAGATGGGAGTCATCTTGAATTATGGTCAGATTCCATTATTAAAATCCCGCTATTTGGATTACTTCAATAAAGAACAACAACCTTATGGCGTGAACGCAATCGTCGCAATTATGTGTTATACTGGTTATAATGTAGAGGATGCAATTTTGATAAATGAAGGGTCGGTAAAACGTGGTATATTCAGAACATCTTATTTTAATATGTATGAAGCTCGTGAAGAATCGGATAAAGTGGGCGATTCAACAAGCAGCACTTTTATTGCAAATATGGAGGGTAAAAATGTGGTGGGAATTAAAGAGGGGTTTGATTATAGTCAGTTGGATAACCACGGTCTCATTAAAGAAAACACACCACTTGATGATAAGACTGTTCTCATTGGAATGATGAATTCAAATTCCGAGAATTCTGATGTATTTCAAGATGCATCTGTTTTCCCTAAGAAGGGGCAGCTTGGTTATGTAGATAAGGTTTTTATTACTGAAGGGGAGCAAGGTTTTAGATTGGCTAAAATCAGAGTGAGGGAAGAACGCATTCCTGCAATTGGTGATAAAATGGCTTCACGTGCCGGGCAAAAAGGAACTTTAGGTCTCATTATTCCAGAGGAAAATATGCCTTTTACTGCGGATGGAACACGACCAGATTTAATCATTAATCCCCATGCGATTCCATCACGTATGACTATTGGACAGCTCGTTGAATCTCTATTAGGTAAAGCTTGTACTTATTATGGCGGGTTTGGTGACTGCACGGCATTTGCTACCAAGGGACCCAATACAGAAATATACGGTCATATGCTTGTAAATGCTGGATTCCATTCAAGTGGTAATCAGATCTTGTACAATGGAATGACAGGTGAGCAAATTTATTCGGAGATTTATATGGGACCAACTTATTATATGCGTTTGAAACATATGGTGAAAGATAAGATCAATTATCGTGCGCGAGGACCAAGGACGGTTCTAACACGCCAAACTGTGCAAGGTCGTGCCAATGATGGCGGTCTCAGACTAGGTGAAATGGAACGTGATGGTGTAATGGCACACGGTGCATCGGCATTCTTGAATGATTCTTATATGAATCGCGGTGACGAATATTTTATGGCGGTTTGTAATAAATCGGGATGTATTGCGGTGTACAATCCTGCAATTAATTTATTTATGAGTCCATTTGTAGATGGTCCAATCAAGTTCAATGAAACATTGGATGGTAAGAAGAATGTGGAGAATGTCAGCAGATTTGGCAGGTCATTCAGTATTGTAAGAATTCCTTATGCACTTAAACTGCTTATACAAGAATTACAGGTTATGAATATTCAGATGCGTATTATTACAGAAGACAATATTGATCAGCTTCTAAGTATGTCTTATTCTGATAATGTATACAAATTATTGAAGACTGGCGAAGACACATCGCTTACAGATTTGGTTGATAAATACAAAGCGTCTATTTCAGCCGAAATGAATAAAACACGTATTGGTGAACAGATGAAGGTGAAAAAGCCAGACGAACGCCCAGAATTTGAACCATTTGATGTTAAATACAAAGAGGAGAAACGTGTGAAGTTGAAATTCAAAGATCCTGCTGCAAAGGCCCAATATGATGCAATGTCATTGAGAGATCAAATAACTTTGGAGAATTATCTTGTGAAAATGAAGAAAATTGCAGCTGAAAAAGAAACACCAAAAAATTCGCCATCAGCTATTTCAAGATATGATGGCGTTGATTCTCCTGAAAGCCCTCAATTTAATCCTTCTACTCCTCCTGGTTATACCCCTGTTAGTCCTGTTTATAATCCAAATAGCCCAGAATACGCACCATCTACACCTTCTGATTATGTAGCACAAAGTCCTGTTTATAATCCAAATAGCCCAGAATATGCACCTGAAAGTCCATCTGCTCTTCCTGAAAATATTTTAGAAGTGGAATCGGAAAAGAACCCAGATGAATCAGAATCAACTGCCAAAGGGGTTTCAAAGACAGTAAGTTTTGAATTGAAGCCAGGAGTTGCAGAAAACTCAAGTGATAGTCAAAATCAAACAAAGACAATAAAGTTATAATATAAAATTGAATTAAAAATAAAATCATAATGATATAGTATATTATAATGGCAACTCAGAACTCAAGTAGCTTAATTTCAACCGTTTATAAATCAAGAAAGGTCTTATTGGATCTGATGGGATCACAGGGTTATGATGTTGATGAATACAGCAATTTCAGCATAAATGAAGTGAATACAATGTTCAATAATAAACAGTCGGATATGTTATTGAAGAAGAAAGTTGATAACCCCGCTACAGGTAAGCCAGACAAAATTTATGTGAAATATTATTTAGGAAAAAGTTTGAGACCACAAAATATTCAAGAGATGATTGATGACTTGTATAACTTGGAGGAGGTATTAGAGAAACAGGATACATTGATGATTATCACAAAGGAAGATATGAATGAAAGCCTTATGAATTTGTTGAAACATATTTGGGAGCAAGACGGGATTTTAATTGTAGTCCAGTCAATCAAGAGGCTTCAGACCAATATATTAGAACACACTCTTGTTCCTCCACATAGAGTGTTGTCTGCAGTTGAAATGGGCGAAATCAAAAGAAAATACAATATTAGCGAAGACTCTCAGTTCCCAGAGATTTCACGTTTTGATCCTGTTGCTCAAGTAATTGGCATCCGACCTGGACAACTTTGCGAGATCATTCGGCCGAGTAAAACAGCAGTTACAACATTATATTATAGAATGTGTGGTTGAAATAATATTGTAGGTTAATATATAATGAGTGGTTCACAACAATATTATAATAAATTAAACGAAATTTCTGCAAGGTTTCCTGGGGTTTTAGATGAATTCAAGAGAAATTATGTCATCTATAACCAACATCCTGATTATCAAGAATATGCCAATATTTTTGCTTCTACAAAAGGGAATTTATCAAGTATCAGTAAAGATCTATTTGTGTTAACAAATGATGTAGAACAAGATATCAACAAGTTGAATGAAAACAATGAGAATCTTGTTATGGAGTTGGATCAGTTAGAAAAAGAAAATGAAATATTGAAGAAAACCTTTGCAAACGCTTCTGGTACAGGCAATGGAGCGGAAATAATGAATGATAATGCGAAGGAACAATACAAAGGAAAATACATAAGGAATTTAGCTATGATTTTTGGAAATTTACTTATTATTGTTGCTATGATCCTTTTATTCAAAAAATAATCAAATAATCAAATAATCAAATAATCAAATAAAATCTTTTGCATTTTATTTTGAATCATTTTATATTCAGTCATATAAAATGACATCAATTCTAGTCCCGATTAACGAAGTATTATTTAGAAATAAAAATTCTTTTTACAATATTTTTTTTTCAAATAAAAGTTACGACTTTTTTGGATTTTGGTCTAGTTTTGATTCTAGTAAATTTGATTGGAAAAAAAGAAATGAAATTTGGGAAAAAATAAAGAAATATAATTTAGAATGTATTAATACCAAGACAAGATGGTTGATTAAAAATAGCAAACAAAATAAAATGAGAGAAATTGCCAATAATGTCATAAAAAATATTGAAAATCAAGATATAACAAAAGAAAAATTGCCCCAAATCAAACTTTATCCTTGTTATTTTAAACATGTTTGTCTAAAAATTCCACATTGCAAAGGTTGTTTATTTACAAAAAAAATAACAGATTGCGAATCTGAATCTGATTCAGAATCTGAGTCAGAATCTGAGTCAGTTAGAAAGATAGAAATTGAAGAAGTTTTGGTAAACCCCAACCCAAAACCAAGTCCTGATTATAGGTCTAAATTAATATCTACTTTATTGAAAAACGAAAACGAAAATGAAAACAAAAACAATAATAATAATTATACATTTTTTGGTATCTTCTTTTGTGGAGTAGGACTTGGATTAGGAACATATTATTTTTACAGAAAGAGTTAATAATTCAAAAAGTTAATAACGCAAAAACAAAAACTATTAATAAAATCCAACAAAGAAATAATTATAATATGATAATAATATAATAATTATGTCATCTGAACAAACTACAGTTGAAATATTAAATAATTCATCGCTGAATTTACAAAGTCTTCAAAAGGAATATGATTTAGCAATGACTCAGTACAAACAAGCGAATTTAGATTATATTGCTTCTTTGGAAAATAAAGTTGCAAATGGCAATGAACGCGTTTTTAATATTTTACCAAGTAGTCGTTTCTGGGGAACTTCTGGTATTAAAGATATTGTTGTCAATAAAATAGAAGAGTGTCAAGCAGGTTGCGCCGAAGATGCCAAATGTACTGGAGCAACATTTAACTCTTCTAGTGGTTATTGTTGGTTGAGAACTGGCACAGGTCAAGTTACTGCTTCTAGTGATCCAAACGAATCAGCTATAATGCCAAATGTTTCTCAAAACATAAATAACTTAAAAATGTTGAACGATAAATTAGTTCAATTAAATTTGCAAATTATGGATGAGTTAAATAAATCTGAACCAGTTGTTTTAGATGAAATCGCACATAAAGATGAGAAAAAAGCTCAAATGGAAGAAACAAATCAGCAACTTTTACAAGAGAGAATAAAAATATTAGAATTGCTTGATGAAACGCAAGATTTAATGGTTCAATATGATACTAATTCTATATATGCAAATCAGTCTAATGCGGAATATATATATTGGACAATCATTATGATAATGGTGGTTTCTTTTATTCTTAGATTGGCATTATTTCCTGATTCTCCTATCAAAGATCACGTAAAATTTTTTATTAAAATTGGGCTATTTTTTGGATTACTTATTTCAATGATAAAGATGAGCAATCCTGCTGGAATGGCTATTTTTGGATTATTGGTTTTACTTTTAACTATTAAAGTAATGAACAATAGTAAAGGAGGTGAATCTGGATATGGTTCTGGTTCTGGATCTGGTTCTGGATCTAATTATGGATCGTCTTATTCTAGGGGAAATCAAATGTATTAGTTGCCATAAATAATGACATAGTGATATTTTGCGAAAATATTATAATTAATTATTATTATATTTATTTTATTGTATTTAAATATATTAATGAACACTGCAACTTTAAACCAAGGAAAATTGTTTAAGAAGTATCAGAAAAAAATCATAAAGCAAACAAACAAGTCTTTATCATTTGATGATAGTTCCAAAACAACAAAAGATAGTGGAATCAAATCTAAAGAAAAAGACAAATCCAAAGGTTGGGGTTTAAATTGGTGGACTAAGGAGGGAATGGAAAATAGCGAAGTTTCGGAGATCCAGGCTCTTACAGAACAACTTGATCAGCTTTTAGCAGATTATAAATTAAAACACAATACTCTTATTAACAAAACCCAAGAATACAGTCAAGTTACTAGTTTAAATAATAAATATGCAAATAAAAATATTGTATTTACAACCGGTCACGTATGTTATGTAACAAGTCAAGGAGTTGTTAAGTATATTCCAAGTCCAGATATTTGGAATAGTTTTGTAGGAAAGAATGGTTGTCCAGGTTATGATACAATTAATATTGGACTTCCTTGGTTACCTGAATACGGTACTCCTGGAACAGTTGTTCCGAGTGATCCGCCTTTAATAACAGGAACGTTTATGACTGCAAATGAGGCTTGTGGAAATGCAGGGCAAAATGTGTATGTTAATACAATGATAAAAGACACTACTGAAAAATATGTGGGATGTTACCGCGACAAACCGCAAACTACTGTAATAGATGTTGTACCTGTATTAACAGTTGCAAATTCTTATTTTTCTCAAAATTGGGAAACTGCATGGAATCAACCTGGTTTTTCGTGTGTTGCATCAAGTATTTATATGCAGAACAATGATGCAAATGGTCCATATAAAGCATTTGATAAAGACATTGGTTCATTTTGGCACTCAGAAGTAGGAACTGCAAATAATTATAATGGAAATACAGGAGACTATGAAGGTCAAGTTTATTTTGGTTATGAGTCATCTCCAGGAGTAACTGGATATATATATGGTGAATATATTTGGGTTAAATTTGATGCTGCTAAAACTATTACTCAATATGATATTGTTCCGCGTCAAGATGCATACACATATAGATCACCAAATAGTTGGACAATAATGGGTTTGAATCCAGGTGAAAATTGGAAACCTGTATCAAAAGAATCGGAGATTGATTTTTCATCATCAGGAAGAAGATTCAATATTGCAACTCCAGGAAGTTATTTACTATATTTGATTGTAGTAACAAAGGTAGGTAATGCTAGTGCTGCTAACAGTGGTAACAGATATTGCGTTCAAATTGCGGAATGGAATTTATATTCATCATCTGATTCTACTTTTACAAATGATCAACGTGCAATGAGTTTGACAAATGGTGGTGATTATGTAAGCAGTCCTATTGAAACTTGTAAAAGACGTGCACTAGATGGTGGATGGAAATATTTTGGCATTCAAGATCTACAAGCAAATGGTACTGCTCAATGTGCTATTAGTAATGATCTTTACCGCACACAAATTTATGGTGAAGCCAATGATAGAACTTGGATTCCACTTTGGTCTTCTGGAACTGCTGGCAAAGCAGCAGCTGGTGTAACTATGACTGCTGATGGTCGTCTTTTAGTAACAGAAGCTGGATCAGGTGCAATTCTTTGGACATCTCCAAATAATCCGGCTTCTTGTTGGTGGGGAGGACACGCCAATCCAGATTCTATTTCAGGAAGTTATGGTGGTAATTGTGTTGGGAAACCAGTTGGAATTGATTGTGGTCGCCCTGAAAGTAATAGTTATCCAGCAGATGGTCTTTCTGGGAATATGGGTGCAGTGTTAAGAGAAATTGGATTGTCAAATGTTGGAAATTCCAACTTTACAATAAATGCACAAGAGGCTTATCAAAAGACAGGATTACCAGGAGATCCAGCTGTTTGTTGTGCAAAACAATATCAATATTCATACCAATGTGGAGGAGGTCCGTTTAAAACAGGTGCAAGTGTCTCAGAGGCTGGAGGAATTATGAGTTTTGATTGTACTGCAGAAGTCGCAGAATGTGGTAAATTCACTCTTGAATTACAAGATGATGGTAATATGTGTATTTATCAAGGTGGTGGAAATGCAATATGGTGTACTTATACAAATGGACAACAGTCAGAGAATAATCAAGCTTGGGAGGCTGCGAATGGAAAATATGGAGCCCCTAGATTAACTGTTGGTCAAGTATTAGGTCCAAATGAATGGATTGGTTCTACATATGGTTCGTTGATTTTAATTATGCAAACAGATGGCAATTTAGTATTATATAGTTCAAAGGCAAATCCAGGTTGCGAAACTAAAAATGATAGAACCTATGGAAAGGCTTGGGCAAATGCGGTTTATGAACTTTCGGAACAAGGAAATCCTGCAGCAATGAGCAAGATGGGTTATGTGGATTCAAATGGAGTTTTATCTGAATATCCATCCGATTTAATTGGTAAGTCCAAAAACTTTATATCAATTCCTAATTTTGATAGTCCAGGCAATGATTTCGGTGGAATGCCTATGCAAAATGAAAATTCAGAAAACTGTAAAAAAGTTTGTGGAGATAATGATAATTGTGCTGGTTTTGTATTTGATAGATCCAATAATAATTGTTGGTTGAAAGATAGTAACATGTTCCCAAAAGGTCCAAGATATGAGAATCCCAATATAGATATGTATATTCGTATGCCAAAGATAGAAAATGATAACAGTTGTAATAAAAATATTGTACCAATTGATAGTGTAACTTGGGATAGATACAATAAAAGTGGAAGAAATATGACACTAGATACTACTTGTGGTCTTGCAAATGTAGTGCAACCAAGCATTCAAACAACAGATGAAATGAAACAACAAATTGCTGATTTGGCTGCAAAGATAGTGGAAAAAATTAATACTTTAGAATCTTCTAATACACAATTAAATGAGGCAATGGATAAAACCAGCGCAGATCTTGTTAAAAATATGGACAAATATAAACAAATAAATGAAGAATTCTCAAAACAGTCTTCGTCATATGCAGTCAATATTAATGGAATTTTATCCGAAACAGACCAGCAAGTATTACAACAAAATTATAACTATATGTTTTGGAGCATTTTAGCAATTGGTGTGATTATTATTATTATGAATATGAAGAAAAGATAAATAAGACAAATGAGAAAATAAGACAAATAATATATTAATAATTATTTCTCTTATTTTATCTTATTATAATCTATATGAGTTCTACAACCAATGAAAATGATGTTTCTGCATCACTTGAGTTTGCAAATTTATCTGAAAGAAATCATCAAACATTAACTGATATTCAAGGGCTTCAGACAGTTGAAAAAGGTTTGTTTGCTGCTTTAGAAGCGGGTCTTGCAAATAATAGTATCCCTCCTGAAAAACGTCAAGCGATGATTGATCAAATTAATAATGTTTCATCAATGCGTGTCAATTTATATAAGAACTTGAATGGAATGTATGGATTTTTTCAGAGAAATATGGATTCAACCAAAGATACAATTGCTCAACAAACAGCCGCAATTGAAATTGTTGAAAATGAATTAAATCAATCTAAGCGCAGACTTCAAGTTATTGAACAAGACAACAATAATAAGGTCCGTTTGGTTGAGATAAACACTTATTATGGTGAACAATACTCTGATTATGCACATATTATGAAATTGATAGTTCTTTTTTCTATTCCAATTCTCATATTAACTATTTTAGCCAACAAAGGTATACTACCAGCAACTATTTATAGAATCATTGTGGCTATTATTGTAGCAGCCGCAGTTATCTATATTGGTAAACAGGTGATTACCATATATTCAAGAGATAGAATGAACTATTCAGAGTTTGACTGGAATACTAGCAAAGACAAATTGCCAACAGTAGCCACAGATAATCCAGAAGGCGACAATCCTTGGGATACGTCTACATTTCTTTGCAGTGCGGGAGAGTGTTGTCCTGCTAACTATAGTTATAGTTCGGTTGAAAATATATGTGTTTTAAGTGAACTATTAAATGAGTCTACAACACAATCTTCTTCTTCATCTTTAGATGAATTGATGAGACGTGGTGAGGGACAATTAGCTGGTGCACGCCAAATGGGCGGTTTTGGAGCACTTTAGATTACATCCCAAACAACCAAATAATAATAAAAGATAATAATAAAATCTATTATTATTATAAGCACATATGAATAATAATAAACTTAACCAGGATTTTTTTGCAGGTCAAAGTCAACAAATGTCAAAACTTCAAGATTTAATAAAGAATGCCAATTCAGCATTGCAATGTGGACCTACTTGCCAAAAATTGAAGAAGAGGGAAGAGTTGAAACAACAATATATTAATGCACAAACTAATGTGATTTCTGCACCAGATCAACTAAGACAAGCACAGAAAAACTATTTTCTTTATTCATTTGGAACTGCAGAGTATAATGACGTTATTTCAAAAGAGCTGACTAGCAAGGTGGATAAAATTGCTGCTACAATGCAACAAGAATTTGATCAAAATGTTGAAAAGGCGAATAATCTTACAGATACTTATGATACTTTGGATAATCAAAACGAATATATGCTTGATTTGAAAAGCAAATATATAAAAGAAAATGCTCTACTAACATTGAAAATAAAAGATATAACAACTGATATTGTTACCAATGACAGAAAGACATATTATCAAGAACAAAATATGGACCGGGTTGACGGTTGGGTTCGTTTGTATATTGCGGTTTACATCATTCTCATTATTATTTTATTGATTTGTATTTTACTTGCAAACAGCAAATATTCATTCAAAATCAAGATATTAATTTTTATTATGTTTTTATTGTATCCTTTTGTTAGTAAGTATATTATTATAATGATTCTTGGAGGTTTAAAAAATGTTTCGGAACTGTTTCCGAAAAATATTTACAAGGATCTATAGTTTTGAAGATTTTACACATTTGCCTTCAATACACTTTGATTTTGAGTTGCATAATTTGTAACAATGAGAGAAAAATCATAAAGACCGATTACTCCAGTACCAACAATCGCCCATAATAAAGGAAGCCAACAAGTAATATTACCTAAGTTCGGGAACTTGTATTTCCATAAATCAGTAAAAAATATTACAATTGATTCTGTAAATGAACCTCCAAAACCTACAAAAATCAAGAAAAATAAACTCACTTTCAAATAAAAATAAATATAAAATAAAATTACCACCATGGATGCAAACATAAGCCAATTACTTTTTTGAAAAAATATTATCATAACAGTGACTATTACTAAAAGTGCAATTTTAATAATCGTTTTTTTTAAATGTTCGGGAGTTAGTATTATATTATTGTCCATATAAAATAATATAATATAAAAAAATACAAAATATTCATTTTTTAATATATAAATTAACAAACTTTTTGTTTTTGTTCAACTCATCTCGTTGAACTCATCTTCATTCTCCGGATAAATAATTTCCACATTCTGCCATCCACTTGTCTTCAGCTTTCCATACTTCTTATCCATATATTCGCACAGTTCAACACCCTTTGGTGCCTTTCTGGTTCCCTGCTGCTCCTGAAACCACAGCTTGAATTGCTCAAGCAATTCGCTCCTCTTGATTTTCTTGCCATCCTTCTTTCTGACCATTTCCTGAACAAATGCCGAAATATGGTCCTGACCCTGACGATATTTATTAGATGCTGCCATCACAATATCACAGTCCTCCACATTTCCACTGGTCTCAAATGCGAGTTTCACCAAAATGGACGCGAAGATCGGTGCAATTTTCGGGAATTTATCCTTCAAATACTTGTCCTTCGGAAACTGGTATGGGTTATCTGGATCTTCCGGTGTTCCAGGATCTACGAATTTACTCATAAAATCGCACAGACGAATACGTCTCCAAACGCCATCATCATTGCTTTCCACATCAAACAAGATATTTGTACAAACAACCAAAGTGAATTGCGGAATAAATGTCTCGCTCTCTTGGTACAAAGCACGGGCTTGAATCGGATCACCACCAGTAAGTTCCTTCATCACACCATCATTGATCCTTGCAGTACTCTTCGTCGGCTCTTGCATTACTGCGTAACGCACACCCTTCAACTGTGCAACTTCCGAAGATGTACCACCAATTGCATTGCGATCTTTCGTGACAAGAGTGATCGGAACTGTACCAACATATTCACCCAGAGTATGTTTCATTAAATCGGTCAACATGGACTTACCATTACTACCTGAACCGCGATAAATATTGAATGTTTGGTTCATATTTTCACCGATCAATACAGATGCCAAATGATTCCACATATATTTATTTAATGATTTCACTGGGAACAGCTGGTCCATAAACAAGTTTATCTCGCTAATTTCTTTACCATTCTTTGTCTCGTCATAAAGAATATATGGAATATTTGTACATTTTGTAATGTAATCCTGAGGATAACCATTGCGGAACGTTTTGGCCACAAAATCAACTACTCCATTTGTAAAACACAACAAATACTTGTTTGTATCCATATTCGTAACAAAATCCTTATCATAGAAGATTTCTGATGCCTCACGCATAATATTGTTTTTATCTGCAGTGCGCTTTAGTCTCACTGATACTTCAGTAATGTATTTGATGCGTTTCTGGACTTCAGTGTATCTTGGATCACCTATATCATATGTGTGCATTTCTTGAGTTAAAGTTTCTGCTTTTTTCGTATATTCTGCATACATATCTACTGAAATAGCCAGACGCAAACTCTGACCCAAATCCGGCATCCATCTGTGACCCTTATATACAGACCACGATTTGTTCGTTATACTTGTGCATACATATTTATCCTTGAACATCGCATTCAAAACCTTTGCAAAGTCAAACTCTGTTGGTGAAAGAAGTGACTCATTAATGTAATGACTCACTGTATTTTCTCGGACTTTTTGATATGCGTCGAATGCATCCTGCTTAGCCCAATAAATGATGGACTTCTTTGTCACTCCATTCTTGTGTTCCTTGAAATGCTTCTTCCACCTAACAAATAAATCTGGTATTGTTGCATAATCAAAATCGCTTGCTTTGCTTCGAAGCGCTACCCACGATAAGAAGAGACGATCATCGCTGTGCTTAAGAGCAAATGCCACTTGCGTATTTAATAAATGGGATCCTGGTTCGTAATATTTTTCTGGAAGAACCTGTGTGTATTCGTGAATCTCTTTCAATTCGTATTCATTTGTTCCGAAAGAATTCAACATTGCATTAACCGCTTTATCCAAGGCCACTTTATCTACAATATCTTCAATATCAATTTTATCATCATCTGGCTCATCCTCTGGCTCACTAGAAAGCAAACGCAACTTGGTCTTTGATTGCGCTTTCTTTTGCCTGATTGCAGCACTTTTTGATCCATTCTTTCTGGCATTATAATCTTGTTCGATATTAGGATGAATCTGGAACAAAGGATGCTCATCATATTGAACAGATAGTTTCTTGAAATCCTTCTCAATATTAAATTCAGAGAGCTTCTTTTCCACCATCATAAACTCACCATCTACCGGATCGTAACTTACCTCATAATACTGAGTAAGTGCATATGCAAGATTTCCAGGTTTTTTAGAACCATACAACTGCCAATTCGTTGTACCCTTGCTTATCCCTTCATCCAATACCGAGTCCCAAGAGTTTATCAATGGTAGCTCTGATATTTCCGGCATTTTTTCTAAAACTTTTTCACGCAACATCAACTGCATTATGTGGTCCATTTTAATTCCAATAATTAGATGAATACCATCTTTTGTTAACGATCCATCGGCTAACCTATTTACGTCAGGTTTTTCAAAAACAAATACAGGAAATGGGCGATTCTCCTCAAATTTCAAGAATTCCTTAAGTGTCTCCAAATATACCAATGCGATTGTATCTTGTATGAATTCTTTAGTATGTTTGCGTTGATCCACATCGTGATTGTAGCGGAAGTCAAAATCCACTACAATCGGACCATCCCCGATTAATTGTTTCTCGGTTAAATGCTCTGGTTTTCCATTAACGAAAACGGCTTGATAATAGAGTTCATAAAATTGTTGTAGATCTTCTTTTGGTATAACATAAGAACCACCATAGACACTGTGATCCTTAGACCCGATTCTTGTATGGGTAGGTGACCCTCCCTCGCTATTTTTTACGCTGTGTTTTGCTAAGAATTCGTTTAGATCTTTGAATTTGACAGTAGACATGATTGTGTATTGTTATATATATACATAAATTTCTATTTCAGTTTTTTTAATAATATAAAATTGGTTTTTGATCATTTTTATGACTTTTTATTGTTTTTGTTTTTTTTGGACCTTCTAGTATGTATTCTTATTTTTATATTGTTTTTATGAAATCAGCATAAAAGCAACTCGTTATAATTATTATAACGCAATACAACTATGTCCATAAATCTCAAAAAAGAAACGATCAGTCGCTTGTTAAAAGATGTGAAAGATATTATGAAGAATCCATTAACCGATAATGGTATTTATTATGTACACGATGATGAAGATCTTTTGAAGGGATATGCATACATTGTTGGACCTTCGGATACTCCTTATTTTGGTGGTAATTTCTTTTTTGAATTTAAATACCCTTCTGATTATCCTCATAGTCCTCCACAAGTATTGTATAGAACAAACGATGAAATGATCCGATTCAATCCGAATTTATATTGTTGTGGCAAAGTTTGTATTTCTCTCTTGAATACTTGGAAAGGTGAGCAATGGACATCTTGTCAAAGCATTTCCACAATTTTGTTGACTCTTTGTACACTCTTATGCAGTGACCCGCTTCTAAACGAGCCTGGTGTTACCAAGAGTCATTCTGATTTTCATAAGTATAATCAAATTATTGAATATAAAAATATTGATATTGCGGTTTTGAAAATAGTACAGAAAATGAAACCTGCATATCAAGATGAGTTTTTGATGTTTTATCCCTATGTTTTGAAGAATTTCTTTAAAAACGCACCACAGTTGCTGAAATATTTAGAAGAAAAATCTGCTCTTCAAAAAGATGTGTTAGATCTGTCCACTTCATTATACGGAATGCGAAATATTAAAATAGATTATCCAGGATTGCTTGCAAAATTCAAGAGTATTTACGAATTGTTACAAAAAGAAAAATTGAATTGATTTGTACTTAAATAAATAATGTTATTATATTATAGCCAAGTAGAATGCACTTCTGTCACCAATGCCAAATGATGTATTATATTCGTATTAATGAGGACGATCCAAACAAACTTGTCTATTATTGCCGTAATTGTGGGAATGAAGACTCGTTGTTAAATGTTGATAACGTTTGCGTTTCAAGGACTCAGATTAAGAAGGGCGACCAGAATTTTGAGCATATTATTAATAAGTATACCAAATTGGATCCGACCTTACCTCGTGTGAATAATATTTTGTGTCCTAATGCGGATTGTGAAACGAATAAAGAAAAAGAAAAGGATCGGGAGATTATTAGCATCCGTTATGATGACATTAATTTGAAGTACATTTATATGTGTTCTACTTGCGATAAGGTTTGGAATATTAGCGGACAAATTTAAAAGTTTGAATGTTGGTTTCTGGCATTAGTTTATGAAAAACATTAAATAAAAAATTGATTTTTTTATTTAAAAGTATAGACATTTATTATATCAATATGCCAGTACTAAAATATGAACAACATAATTCTGATAGTGATTCCGAGGAATCAATAAATGTATCTGATACTTCCTCTGATATTTCCGATACAGAATACACGCTAGATACAGAAGAAGCAATAAATTTATCTAGTGCTTTGAAAAAAGTCAATGTAAAGGACACCAAAACAAGTGCACTTACTACAACTATGGAAAGTGACGACGAAGAAGAAGAAGAGGAAGAGGACGACGATATCAGCGATACTGATCTAGAGTTAAATGAAACAAGTGATATTGAGGTAGAAGATGAAGATGAAGACGAAGACGAAGACGAAGACTTAAGTGGTTCAGATTCTGATGATGAAGGTAGTACTGCTGGTAGAGGCACTACTACTGGTGGTAAAAACAAAAAAGTAAAAAATCACTCGGGTTCACTTATGCAAAGCGGTGGTGGTGATGAAGATGATGATGAGGATGAAGACGAAGACGACGATGCTTATTTGCAAAAGTTTAACGAGGACATTAACAAAAACTTTATTGCCGAAAATCATCCAGAGTGTATTAACGTGAACTTTGATGAAGTTCTTGCTTTAACCAAGGTAGTGCGAGATGGTAAGAATAATATTGTGGATGACTTACACAGGACATTGCCTTATTTGACAAAATATGAGAAAACCCGTATTCTTGGACAACGAGCCAAACAAATCAATGCTGGTATGACAGCTTTTGTGAAAGTGCCTGAAACTGTTATTGATGGTTATTTGATCGCTGAAATGGAGTTGGCACAAAAACGCATTCCATTTATTATAAAACGGCCTGTTCCTGGAGGTGGTTGCGAATATTGGCGTGTAAGCGACTTAGAATTGGTGGCATTTTAAATTATTATTGATTATGTTTAGGATTTATATGAAATAAGAGTACAAATTTTTTTATAGTATTAATTAATAAATCCAATATTTGTCTATTAAAATATTAACTTATGTTAAATGGA